TAAACCTCCTTTTGTCTATAGCTAATTGTTCATAATTCATTGATTTAAATTAAATGATGTTGCAAAGTTACACTCTTTTGCACAAAACCAGCGGAAATGAGAATATTTTTGTGTTAAACTTTATAAAAAGTAACAATCTGAAAGTTTTGTTATCATTTTATCGTTTAAGTAACAGAAAATAAGGCGGTCACCATGTGGCAAACCGCCTTATCTTTTAGAATATATATGAAAACCAATGGTAACGCTTCCTGCTCTCAAGATACGTGAGGTCCTCCTGATTGGCATAAACCTCCCTCTCAAAAGATATTGCCCGATAAGCCTTATGGCTATCTCTAAGCATGATAAGCCTGATAAACCATTCGATGAGATACCAAATATAAAAGAAAACGTAAAGCATTTCCTTCATCTGCTCGGTATGTATCTGTTCGTGATTGAGCGATACATCACTAATCTTTTTGTCTCTTCGTGTGAAGAGAACCCCGAAGAGGTTCACGTAACTGAAACCTCTAGGGGGAATAATTCTGTTCTTTACTATCTTCATACTTTTGTTTTTAAACGAATTTTACTGAATCTATATCTCTTCTAACTCTATTATTCTGTGTACCGCATCATTACAATCCTTATTGAAAAGTCCTATTGTTCCTTCAGCACGTCAGCAAATACAGCTCCTCCTTCCGTCCAAATCTCAATCTCGTACCCTCCATCGAGAATTGCATCAATCTCCTCCTCGGTCGGCATTTCCTTTAATATCTTCTTCATCTCTCTTATTGATTATGTTCTTGGCGATGTTCATAAAAATCGCCTTTTCCGTGTATTTGTATTTAAGCTTTACTACATCAAAATGGCCTTCTATATAGCAGTACTCATAGAATTTCTGCGGTAACTTCGCCATTATCCTGCGTTTTGTAGCGTATTCATTATAGTGTGACATAATGCCGAGATAGGAATTGACGGAGACAATCTCCTTCTTTATATCATCAATCATCCCCATTTCAGCAGCCCTGCCTAATCTTTCCACGGCGGAAGCAAAGCTGTTGATGGTGTGGTTGGCAACATATACTCTACCAGGCTTAATGACCGCACCCGTAAACTGAACACCTTTGGAATAATGCTGTAGATAGAATTTCTTTTCGTTGAGCCTTAGACCCAGCTTTCCGAGTTCTGTTCTGAGCATAGGGATAACCGATAGCAGCTTCTCTTTGTCCTTGCTTACGAATGATATATCGTCCACATACCTATTATGCCTTACGCATACGGCATCTACTTTCCAATCTATCACATTCAGCAGGAAGTTCGCAAACAGCTGGGCAAAGAGATTGCCGATAGCAATTCCTCTGTCTTCTCCGTTGGTAAACAGTGACTTCTCCTTTGGGATAAAGTTCCACATCCAAAGCGGACTCCTTCGCTCACAGTTTAGTTCTGGTCTGTGCATAATGACAAGATTGCAAAGCCATCTTAGGTCTTCCTTGTCGTCTCCTTTATAGTGCTCAACTACAAAATCATCTACCATCTTTGCAAGAATGTGCTTAGGAATGCTCATAAAGAAACCCTTCAAATCAACCTTCATTACATAGGCATCCTTGGTGTAATTCTCACTCTCCTCACGAATATCTTCAGCAAGTTGAGTAACGCCAGCTAACTGACCTTTCCCTTTGCGGCAGTTGTAGGTTCTGTCGCAGAATATCTGTTCAAACAGTGGCTCTAATCTTAACGCAATATAATGATGAATGATTCTATCTCTGAACTCACCCGCAAACACCTCTCTGTAGCGAGGATAGCGGACGACAAAGCAGATAGATTTTCCGATTTTATACTGACGTGAGTTAACTTCATTCATAAGTTCCACAAGATTGTGAACATAATCAAGCTCGAACTCCGTAGCTCCGACTGTGCTCCGCTTTCTTTTACGGCAGTCTAAATATGCTTCTAATATCGTTTCAAAATCTATCATTTACTATTTATCCTGAATACGTCTTCTTCATTAGTGCTGAAACAGGACGAACCCTGTTCTGGTTGAACTTATAGTTGTTGTTCACGTTGCCATCGTTCAGATTCAAGTTCCAAGCGTTGGTCGCCGAGTTCTGGGTTGTCACTACATTATCTTGTTCTTTACCATATATGATGGTAGTAGCCCATTTATTCGGAAGACTGTTCTCCTAGTTTGGCGTACCTCCCTAGCACTGACTACGTTCACTTTCTGACCTTTTCAAGGCTTCGGTAAGTGAACCCTTCCACGCTGTGCTCTGTCGTCCTATACTATCCATCAACAGAAGTAAGTTTGCTAACTTATCTCTGCCTTTTATCCACTGATGTTCTCCTGCTATCTCAATCAAGGTATTCAGTAATTCCAAGTTTGATTGCAACTCAACCATATCAGTAATTCTCATCTTCAAATCATTACCCATATAGACCCTTGCGATAATGTGAAGAGAATCAATAGCCGTGCGCTCGATTCTGTCTCCAACAACATATCGCTGCTCCTTTGGGAAGTCTTTGATGATGTAAATAACCTCATTCAGAAACTTCTTCATATCTCTGTAAACTCTTGTCTTGCTTGCAATCTTTGCCGTCATTACTGAATACCTTTTTTTGGTCATAACTTGCTTTCCCACGCCCTTAAAGGCGTGGGAATGAAAAGAACTAACTACTAACTAATATAAAAATGCTGAAACAGGACGAACCCTGTCCTGGCCGAACTTATAGTCGAGGTACACGCCGCCACCGCCCAGATACAAGGTCCAAGCGGTGGTCGCCGAGTACTGGGTACTAGTCCAATACCAGGTAGTCTGCAACTGGGTTGCTCCATTGATTTTAGACAAGGCATAATTTATTTTGTCGAAGTTTGCCCAGATCATAGCCATTTCACCATTTGACGGCAACCACCATCTTCCTGCTGTCAGACCTTTGCCGTTAGCATTTGTGCGTGAATATCTGTTGCAGAATCCTGCGGCATAATCCTCTGTATTTGTAACGTTGCTTGATGTACTTCCGTTGATGATAGCGGTCGTATTAGCCCGACCAGCAAAGTCGTTCAATGCGGCTATTCTATCACTTGTCGTAGTTACTCCGCTAATCTGAACAGAACCAGACGTATCAGATGATGAAACTGGTTTGGAACTCCACTTAGCGGAAGATGCTTCGGTTGGAGCAATCACAAGATGTTTTCCTCCTTCAACAAGAAGAACTCCTTCCGCTATCTCTCCACCGGTCTGATATGATGCCCAAGAACTCACCCTAACGGCAAGAGGATAATTATCGCTCTTGCGATGAAACATGATGAATACACCATCGTATAGCTGGCCTATGTCTGTTCTGATAGCATCTTCCATCGTAGCTTTACTAGCATTTGTGACCGCCTGCCCGTTAGCAGACAGCCAATCGCTGATTTTTCTTGTCTTTATAGCCATAATATTATGTATTTAAATTGTTATTACTTATTTGCATTATCTGCCGCATTGCTGATAGCGGCATTCACTGCGTCAATGAAGCAGGGAGCGGTAGTTCGCTCAACGAGTTCCTTGATGATTCTCGCTTCATCATCGGTGTACTCTGTGTCATCGTTGCCGTTCCACATTTTCACTGCAAGAGCCTGTCCTGCCAGCCCCAATCCTGCTCCCTGCGAGTAGATGATGTTTGCAATCTGCTTGCGTGCGTTAACTACCTGACACCGATTCTTGTCGAGTGTCATAAATACTTCGAGATGTTCTAACTTAACTTTCATATTAATTTTTGCTTTTATGATTATCTATTTGACCAATCCAAATCATGTTCTCCGCTCCAGAAGATACCACGACCGAAATAGGTCTTACCCTTCTGACTAGGATTAAGTAATTCTGGGTTTATATATACAAGATTTATTGTTTGTCCACCATTAAGTTGATGCCATCCACCGACATCACAGAAATATATTCCGTTATTAATATCATTAGCATTTATTGCCATCCAACGCTTACCTGTTCCTCCAGGTACAAACTCGTAATAATGTATAGCATTTGCTCTAGAAGAATTGAATACTACCACATCAATAGGACATCCGGCAGATTTATCATCAGGACTATACAATGGAATTTTGTATACGGTTTTATTGTCATACGTAGTACTCTCTAGTCTCACAACAGTATGTGCAAAATCGTATCCGTCTGGATAGATGCGCATACTAGCCCCATTTATTACTGCCAATGTACTATTACTATGACCAAAAGCACCTCGACTCCATATAGTACTAGCATAGAAACGCCAACCTCTAGTCCTTTCTGGATTCGTACCTTGACTGTAAATATCTGCATCAAATGTTATATAGCCAGAACTATCAAAATATATTGAACCAGCGCTTTTCTTTCCATCAGAACTAACCGCAGTCAATTTACGAAAAGAGCCTACCACACCCTTTAGTTCTCCTGCGAATATACCATTAGACGCATATAACGAACCATCTTTCTTTACGCTGAATGGAGCATCAGCCCCATTCGGTGCGCCAAGCCACAGAGCGTAATCATTATCATCACTAACAACCCTAAATGAGCCAAACATCTTACCATCAGTAGTCGGACTGAACAGATTAATCTGATTGGTTCCGAGCATATTGATGGTAGCGTTCTCGGCAAGGAGAAGATGAGTTGCTATTGATTTATAATTACTCATCTCTGTCCAATGTCCATCGGTCAAACTAGGCGAAGAAGTAGCGTCGTTATACGTTTGAATGCACTGATACCATTTTCCTTTAACACACACAACATCAATGTACGCTTCTTCTCCTACACCCGAAAGATACTTATAGCTGCCCGATTCAAAACCGTCATGTTCACGCATGAGAGCACCTTTTTGCCCTTTTTCTCCTCTCTGAGAGAAGGAGATAGAGCCAGTTACTTCTGCTAAAACCTTTGTCATAAGCTAACTATTTAACACCTGTGATTACGTAAACTGCGCCCTTGTATGCACGTATTGCCGATTCCATAACAGTAAACTTGTTGTCGCTTACCGTTGGTGTTCCCGAAATAGGAATACCGCTGTTGGAATATAATGCCATGCTGAATGTGACATCTTTGATATTTGTATTAGAACCACGCTTGCGCATGTACGGAACGTATACGATGCTTCCTCCCGAATTTTGAATGAAGTTTTCAGCTACAGCATTTCCGTTGCCATCCGTAGGGTTCGGGAATATGATATATTCATCCGACACGTCATTGACGGTCTGGGTATCTGACGCATAAAAACTTCCTGCCTTGTATGCTTCGCACATAACGAGGATAGATGAATCAACGTCTGTCTCATTGATGGTGAATGTAGGAGAGTCGCTATCCTGCTTGAGTACCCATGCGTTTGTAGAGTCTGGCAGATACCACTTGAATGTATATCCGCTAGATGTCACGGACGTTCCTTCCGTCACCTCTGCTTTGACGGTACAGCTACCGCCCTTCTCTGTGATAGTGAACAGATTCGTACTTGAAGTAGGGAGAATGTTCACTCGCTTTGAGCTGACAACGCCCTTGGCTATATATACTTGGTACATAGCTTTAAGATTGATGTTTGTGTTTTCGAGCGACAGACTTGTTCTTGCTTCGATGTTGAACGAATCACCGCTATTGATTTTCACAAGGTTCTTATTGATAGTAAGGGTCGGATTGCCGCTAGCATCAGCCCCCATAGTAAAATGACCAGACACGCCACCAAACGAATTAGTGGAAACGCCCGAATCATTGAACGCCAACGTCACACCGCCGACAACCCATGTTGTAGAACCTCTTGTAAGGTCGAAGTTATTACCTGCGCCCTGCTCTGCCGAAAAGGCTTGCATAACTAGAACTGGATGCCTAGCACCGCTAGCTTCGAAGTCAGGCGAAATCTGAGTAGGCGCATCCCACTCGCCATCATAGTTCTGATTAACGCCTCCTGTCGTACACTGAAGGATTGGGTAGATTGTCGTTCCGTTGCTTGTCACAACAATCTGTCCTGTTATTGATGCTTTACTCATTTGTTACCTCGCTTTCCTTTTTATCTGTTGATACCTCTGTAGCAGGAGTCTCCTCTGTGCTCTCTGACGCTGATGCGTCTGGCATATCTGCGCCAAATCCGTTATCCTTATTCCTTGTATCGCCCTCACCACCATACTCGACTGGGGTATAGCAATATGCAGGGGTGGCTACACTTCCGTCAATCTCAGCTAGAGCAGAATACTCCTCTATGAGAGCACCGCCAGCATAGGCAGCTCTTGCACTCAGATTAACACCAGGAACATCATTCATCTCACTCTGATAGAGCAAGCAATTACCGTCATGCGTCATTGTAAGCGGAACACCATCCTTGGTGATTACATCTGCGACTTCCTTAGTTACCTTAACGTAATATCTCATAATCGTATATTTTTAAAGTTCAACAATAATTAGCTGTTCTCGTCAATTTCCCTTGACACAAGATAGTTCCCATCCTCATCCACAAGGGTATTGCCATTCTCGTCAACAATCAGCTCGTAAGCACCTCTGTCTTCTATTGTCAGACGGATACTCTTCTTCGCCTCGAAAGGACATTTGAACGTCTCTCCGTACCCTAACACCGTGACATTCTCAGTCATGGTTACTACGCCATTGTTCACAACCTTGCCATAAGATACTTTCTGCCACTTCGCTCTGATAGTCTTATTCCATACAGAAGGGTCAATGACTCCTTTGTTGTCACTTACGATAGCCCGACAAGTTACGAAAGCTGTATCAGAATTGAGACCGAAGCCATCGCCTACGAACTGAGGAGTGAGGGGTGGAATGGTTCTTTTGATATAGGTAACCTTCTTCGGGTCTCCTGTTCGAGGAGAAGATGGAACACTTCCTTCGTAGATATAGCAGGCTCTTACCTCATATCCGATTCCGTCACCTATCATATCACAGTTGACGGTGATAGATGTAATCTGACCGTTAGCAGCCTTTGTCATGGCGGTAATCTCGTAGTTCTCGGAATCGTCAACGGAAGAGATAAGCTGCTTTGTTCCGTTATCCAAGATACGATACCACCATATCCTTGCCTTTGTGTCCGCAGACTTATCTATAGCACCGACCATTACCTTTGCTGTGATGGTTCTTGTGCTTTCGTGTTTGAGTGGATTCCAAAGCACCGTAGGAGCACTATCAAGCATAATCTCTGCCCTTGCATTAGTGGTGTCTTCAAGGTAGAGCGGCTTGTTGGCTATGAATGTGTACTTATATCCACTTATCGGGTCAGTCCAATTACCCTCAAACCGCATTGTTCTCGGCTTATTGATAACTGAGTTAGACTTGATAAAGAGAGTTCCCTTATTCAAGCCTTCCGTTGTGGCTTCATAACCACTTACCAAACTTGCTTTTTCGCTTGTTGCTACTACGACAATTCCACTAGTAGAGACTTCCGACCATTTGAATGAATCCAACTGACTGTTAAATGTGCCCGTCTCGTTAGGGTTGTCGGGGTCTATGAGGAAGCATGACGGAAACATCGTACATGGACGGATTGCGTAATTCGGGGAATATGAGTTGGCGATGCCGTCATACTGCTGCCTGTTGATGATGTCTCCAACTATCTCTATGCTGCAAGACTGGGAATAGGCGGTTGCCTGTATATCCATCATCTTGTCAACACTTACTGCTAATTCTTTTGGCATATCTTTCAGTTTTAAAGTTCAACATTAGAAACTAACACTCACATCTTCGGAATACATCGTCTCTCCATCCTTGATTTCGGCATCACATCGGAATGTCACACTACCTATTTTGAATGCAGCACCGCCAAGGTCTTCATAGGTCAAATCAACCGACAATCCGCAGTTGGCATGAGAGAGTGCCCATTTATTGTCTGCGGTCGGGTCTCCGCTGTCTCTAGTCCATACCACATTGACCATAGAATCGGTCACGTCTTGATTGTAGAGCCTTCCGGCTACTGATAGAGTAGTGAATACTTTCCAAGAGCCATCAGCATTCGTTGCCATCAAGTCGTTGAGACGAAAGTTCCACAGCTTCGATGATTGCATTTCGAGTGTAAAATACGGATTGCCCTCTACGAATGCCCAAGCTGTAGATGAGTAGATTGGCGGCTTTGTTGTCTTGTCTTCAAGGCATTGCCACTTGCACCCGAGGTAATAGACGGTATCAATCGTTCGGTCTCCATTGCGGTAAGGATTGTCTCCTTGTGCCACAGTCAAGCTCCACACGCCTCTGTCTCTTGTCGTGTAGATTGGGTTGCCCTGATAGTCTATCTGCTGGAATGATGCAGCCATCATCCACTTAGCATAGAACGCTCCATCACGCTTGTTGGCGGTAGGGAAGTCTTGGAAGAGGAACGATAGTGCATCTGGCAGCTTGCCCATCGCAAGAGAGTAGTTCGTCTTGTCTATGATAGGCTTAGTAACGTGGTCGAGCCATACAAGCAACCCCTCGGATGATGATATATACCAGCAGCTCTGCCTGTCTTCGTCCACCGCATTTCCCCATCGTATCAATCTTGCCAGCTCGCAAGGCGGATAGTTCTTCTTGCTAGGACATTCTTCGTCGGGATAGCATACAACTGTGATGGTGTTCGTTACGGTATTAACAGATAGTACTCGCAGCCACATATCATAATACTTGCCATTCTTGGATAAGGTATTGATGGAAGCCAAGACAACATCATTCTCCTTGAATGCTGTAAAGTCATTATTCCATCGCTTCTGCAACTTCAAATCATAGGTTACATTACCACCCTCCGTTGCCGCAGGAATCTCCGTCACCGACTCAACCATTCCGTTCTCTGTGAAGACGAAATTGCTCTCCATAGCTGTCTGTCGGTTCACGATGAGTTCCTTCGATATAATTGAGCTTCGAGATGTGATACTCTCAAACTCAGCGTTGCCCAGTTCGTCAATCCTTCCACCAGTACCGAAGAGCATTCCCTGAATAAAATCTCCGAAGGTTGCACCTTTCTTGAACTGGGATAAGTCTTCTGCTGTCAAGCCTTGCAAGAACTTCTGAACCTTCTGAAAGGTGATAGTACCATTTGCGGTATCGTCTTTCAGTTTAGAGAGATACATTTTATCGGTTATACTAGCATTAAAGCTATTGGTATTACTACCACCAACCATGCTAGATAGAGATTTAACAGTTTCTCCTTTTACTGCATCAATAATCTGCTTCGTATCACTCTTTGTAACTTCCAACGAATTTACAAGTTCAATTTCAACTTCTGCTAGCTCATCGTTATCAACCTTTACTGAGTAGTTGCTGACGAAAACTTCGTGACTAATAAGATTTCCATCGCTATCAGAATCGCCTTGTATCTGTATTGACAGCTTTGCATTCTCATTCAACTTGCTTGCAAAGTCAGGATTCTCTTGTAAGAATACGCGAGAAAACTTAACAGAGTAATTGAACTGGTCTGTATTGTTTTCGCTCATGTGCTTGATAAGAGCATCATCGAGTCGTTTCTCTGCTGCCGTTACAAGAACCTTTGGAGGTTTGATGCCTGTGATAACAAACAAATCTCCCTTTTGCGGTTTAAAGCCAGCACTTGCGTTTGGCATCACGATACCTAATGTTGATGTGTCCTTTTGAACGCAAATCCAAAGTTCTTCTTTCGTTGAATCTTGGTTTGATTTGTTATCCTTAACGTATGTGTCGTTAAGAATATAATCACCTTTGCTATTCATTTTTCCACTATCTGACTTCAAATTTCCATTTCCGTCAGTAAGTACATTATTGTAGCATTTATTATTTGCACTATCCCAATAACACCCGATAACAAATGAACAAGCAGGGCATCCATTACTCTTGATGAGATTTATCTTTGCTGATTCACTAGCCAAAGCATGAGCAAATAAGTCAAATCCAAAATCACCATTAAACTTATGTAGCTTTATATAGAAATAGTTATGAATATATTTTCCATCGCTATCCTTTACATCGCTATCTTCTTTATCAAAAGCAACATCTGCAATCTCTCCAAATAGCTGCCCTTCCGCATTTACAATTCCATTAATAGTTGGCTTTATATCATCAAAAGTAACAGTTCCTTGATGAGGATTGTCTTTCTTATACAAGTTTACAAACTCGTAATATCCATTACCGATTGGCAACTTGTGGGTGTTATTCAAAGCGTAATAGAAACGCTCTGCACCTTTCGTGTTGCGATATATAGAAGGCATAAGTACCGATGATGGTGCAATCCATACTCTATCAGTAACTATTACCTTTACTGCATTATCCTCAGTTCCAGTATAAACCTTATTGAATCCGTATCTGTCACCATCTTTTACAAATTGATAGTCATATTCAATGCAATTTGCCTCGCCGATTCCACTTACATTAATACCGGCATCACTATAAGGAATGTACTTGTCTCCATTTTTCCATTCGTATTCCGATTTTGGCTTATATGAGAACTCAACACTTCCACCAAAAGCAACATTCCAAACACTCGCGCCATAAAACGTCTTAATGCCATCACTATTGAACACCTTGCTATTGTAAGTAAATGAAGCGACTATTTGTAATGTAAAATCTCCATTCTCTTTAAATGTGTATGTGCTAATACTTCCAAAACTTACATCTTTAGAGATAGTTTCAGTCTGTTCTTCTCCTTTTTTCCATACAAATATGCTCTTAGTGGCATTACTAACGTTTGTGATAAAGTCTGGTCTCTGAATGTAATTAAATAATTCAAAGCTAAAATTCAAGTTCGTCAAATCTATCTCCTGACCCTTAATCGCGCTGATTGGAATATTAATCGTGAAATCGCACATAACAGTTGGATTAGACTGACTATCTGCTTGTGATAAATTTTCAGGATAAGTAAAGCTATGAATATAAAATGCAGGTGGACTTACATCTATACTTCCAGTATAACTTTTATCTTCCTTGCTCTTATAAAGTACAAGGGTATCATTGTATCTTGAATTTTTGAGGAACTTTGACAACTCTACGCTGACTTTATCCTTGATGATATTCTCTGTGTTGAATACAGCTTCACCAAACTCGTCATCATTAGGATAGTAATATGGCAGGTTATCAGATGAACCGTAACCTGTTATCATATCAACTATCTTATAGTTCGCATTCTCCTTTGATACGGATATAAGGGCATCACTACTACCATATTTTATAGGTGTATCTGTTAAGTCGTGCTGTACCTTGCCGACATGACAAACATTGCCATCCCAGTAGTAATCAAGTTCAAAAGTTGTATTGATAAGTTGCAAGACATCAGTCAAATATTGGCCTTCAAATGATACTTCCTTAACTTCATCTGTTCCATATCCTTCGTCAACAACAACGTAATATCCCTTGTATTCATCTGTAGGACGATACAATCCACAATATGCCATTGAGCTATTGACGCGAGCAACAAACTCATGGATAGTTCCACCAAACGTGAACTTTGTCTGGTTTGAGCGGTATCTGTCTTTGTTCTGTGTATCAATATCATCAACGACAACATCAAAGAACAGAGTGTTATCAAGCAATTCTCTTCTAGATGTGAAAGTGATTTCACTCTTCCACATTCTAGACGAATTATCCTTTGTAGAATTTGGTGTGTAGGATGCAAAGAATCTATCGCCATTGTACTCCACGAACTCTTCCTTCTTCCATTGCAAAGGCTCAGAAGAATATATTGTAGCAGTAAGGGTAGGAGCACCACCCATACGCTTTGCATCGTAGGTATATGATGATACAATAGCAGGGTTAGCTTCCGATGGGAACAAACCGATAATTTCATTACCAGTGTTCTCATCGTAAGTCAACTTCTGTATGTATAATGATTCTGCCTTCATGTTTATTCTTTATTGTTGTCTGTATTCTTTGTCCTTGCAGTAATCTCAGCTTGCTTTTCGGCACGTTCATCTGCCTCTTCTTGCTGAGTCTGCAATCTTACTTCCTCGTCAGGTGCAGAAACAGTATTCTTTTCAACACCAGTCTTAGTAGAAATCAAACCTGCACCGCTCAATGTACAAAGCATCTGATTCCATGCACTTTCATCGAATGGCTGCCAAGGCTTAAATGATGTACTGATTCTCATCTGCTTAAACTCAGTAATTGCAGTAGGATTCTCACCGCTTGCAACCAACTGCTTTGCCAGTCCTTCCTTGAATAGTCTTGAATGTTTGCTAACGAAATTCTGCCATTCAATAGCTGCATTACTAGCCTCCTCAATATCCAAAGAACGCGTCATTTGAATTGCCAAACCGCTTATATCGCCACTAGACTTAATATCCTTCGGCAAGATAAATGTACATCCTGTAGCAATCTGCAACTGGTCGAGAATTGATTGCATGAACTCAATCATGTTCTGTGGAGAAGGTGGAGTTTTAAACTCTGCGCTTCCTTTTCCTTCAATGCTTGTATCATTCAGTATGATAGAACCAGCAATCTTCTTTGCGGTTTCATTGAGCTTCCCCTTGATATAAAGGATTCCCCATCCGTGACGTTTTTGGATGACCGCAAACAGATTATAGATAATCTCGAATAGCTCGATAAGGTCTTGACCGTTATTCCAAGCAACATCACCACGCTTCGTGATAAGTGGACTCTCTGAGAATCCATGCACTTCCTTGCTTTCCAAGCACCATCCTTTCAGTATTTCGTTTGTATCTGCGTCTTGAACGAATACATCTGTGAAATGATAATGATATGTCTTATCGTATGCATCAATGTGTCTTACATTATCCTCTGTGCGATAATACACGCAATCAAGAAGCGGTTCTCCATTATCGTCTTTGTGTGTGATAATCTGATAGCCATCTTCATACGAGAATAGCCTACTTTTTACTTCGTTATCCTCATTCATGTAAACGAGTAAGCCAACATCACCATAACTCTGCTGAATACGTATAGCTTGCATTTCGATACCATCCTGATTTGTCTCTTTCCAATGCCACTTGAAATCGGCAAAGTTCTTTTTGAGCTTATCAGTCGGATTGCTGTCATGTAATATGTGGTTACGTTTATTACCACCTAAACATAGAGCTTTCTTGTCAACAATACGCTGTTGCATAGGAATGCCAAACTTCTTAAACTCAATCTCGCAATAACTGCCATCATCAAGCTTGCAACATATAGAAGGTAAGTTCGTATCAAACAATACCCTGTGAGAATAAGGGTCTAACTCCTTCGCAAAACGCTCTTGACTAACAACTATCTTGCTAATATTTGGGAGCTGTGCTTCTTTTCGGAAGTTCGTCTTAATATCCGAACCATCAGAAGAATCGTTGATAGTAATAGAGCGCGAACCTCTCAAAAACGGCTTTTTCAGAAGCAGTTTCTGCGGATTCTCCAAAAAATCATTAATTATATCTTGTCTCTTTCTACTCATCGTTATTGTCGTTTAATGATGGTTCAACATCGTTGCTATTTTGTGAATCGTTGTTCTCTTGTGGGTCAATCAATCCATAATGTCTGCAACAAGCTTTTTTTGAAGCCCAGTAGTTACATTCTCTGTTTGTAGTAGGACAAACAATATCGTGTTTGCTTGGTACTACGATGATTCGCTTCTGCTTCTGTGACTCTTCCATTTCGAATTTATCATTCAGCTTTACACGTATATCAGTCTGCATCTTCAATGCATCTTTCGGTTCAAGATTTCCATCACTAAGAGCTTGGTCTATCTTGTCGAGCATTTTAAGAAGCTCGTTTTTGTTCTCTTCCTTAGTGATAGCGTTGTTATTAACATTTCCGATACCGAAAGGTTCTAGAACATCTAGCAGTTTCTTGAATCGTGGAGTTTCGTAGAATTTCGCTGCATCCTTTTCACTCTTACGATAAGCAAGACGATACGCTAAAGTCTTATCTTCCAATGCGTCACATAGGATAGCAAACGCAATATCTTTCTCATCGCATTTATCCCAGTCAATCCGCACGGATTCAAGAATCATTTTTATATTTTCTTTTTTCAGCATATATTCTAAAATTAATAGTACAACGTATCATCATAAATGCTCTGTGCATTAGGATTCTTTTCTTCAACATCTTGTGCTGCAAGTCTGAATCCTTCTTGTAGCTCGCTACCATACTCCATATTCAAACATGGGTACATTCTCATTGCGCAAGGGTCGAGCAAGTCCATAGAACGGTCTTTTCCAAGATTTCTGTTCATTTCCTTCTTGCTCTGTAACTTCTTCTTTCCGCTCTGCATCTTATCAAAGCGAACTACCGCACATTCTTCCATGAACTCATTCTGTATGGAAACTCTGTATTTGAGGTTTTGATGCGTATAAACCGCATTTGCGACCTTATCAGAGAATGTGAGCTGTCCTCGCTTAATCATATAACTCAGTCGCAAGTAGCATAGGTCTTTTATTGTCATAGCAGACAAATAATAAATTCCCATTGCCTTTGCCGCTGATATGTAAGGTATAGCATCGGGTATATAGTCATTGAAATACCTACCTGCCGTAGCATCATAGATAATATGGCTCTCTGCTACTCCCTCACTTGCCGCAAACAATCTAGCTCTCTCTGCATTAATTCGCGGTGTCGAATGCATTACGATTTCATAATTGACGATATGGAATCCGTTCCAAGACAACATCAGAGTATTATCCTTTCCGAAATCTGCCAAGTCGATTGTTATCCATTTGTCACCATTTACGGCTGGGTCTTTTACGAAGCAATCTCGTGCCGCTTGGCTAGGAATCGGTATATCCTCATCCTCTTCTGGGTCAACATTGAAGTTACCCTCCATAAGAGCTTGTGCCATTCTGCCGCCCGATGCAGCTACAGAACCTAAATAGCCAGAGTTGTTTTCAAGCATCTTCTTGTTTGAACCAAGTTTACCTTGATAGAAAACAAAGCTCTTAATCATTACTTCATATCCAAAGTTGCCGCCAATGGTTTTAAGCTTTCTGTCTATATCTATTTTACATTTCTCATAGACTTCTCGCTTAGACATCCCCCAAACAACATCCTTAACAGTCGGTCCTGCACAATAGAAGTATCTGACTACACCATCACGCTCTGGGATGATAAAACCATCTGAACCAATATACCAATCAAGGAATATTCTTGTCCAGTGGCTACGCTTCGGATTAAGTGTTGCAAAGAACTTACCTGTAAACGTCTTGCTCTGACCTCTGTTTCGAGTCATAACGTAAGAGAAAACTTCCCAAGTCATCTCCGTCAACTCGTCAATCGCAATCAAATCGTACTCCCATCCTTTCGCGCGCTCTCTCAACTTATCTATATTGGAATCGTCAAGATACGTCAAATCGACAAACGTTCCGTTCGGAAATGTAACGCGCGGATTCTCGCTCTCTCTGATTTTTACGAAATCAGCTCCGAATATCTGTTTGAACTTCTCTACGAATCCTCCACCTGCTTTTTGATTACCAAGTGAACGGCGTGAAATCATTGCACGAAAATCTGGGTCGGTCATTAACGGCTCTGCCATCGCAAGTACAAGACCATACGATTTGCCTCCTCCGAGATTTCCGCCACCAAAAACAACGTCAACGTTGCTACTTGCAAAGGACATTTGAAAGCCCTCTTGTGGTCTGATTTCTATATCTTTATTCGTGTTCATGCTGCAAAGATACCTAATTTATAATATATAATGTCGTGAAAATAATTCTATATTGGTTACGTAACAAATAGAGTTTATAAAAGCCTGCAAATCACCACATTATTTAATTATCTTTGCAGCAGAATTTTAAAAATTAGTAATATGAAGTTTACAAAACAACAACTTTTAGACACCCTAAAAGCAAAGCTCACTGCAAACGGAAAACACCTTTCCATCAGTGAAAAGACAATAAAGAGTTTGAGTGATTCCCACTTTGACCTCTTAGTTGGTGAAGATACAGAGTTAGATGATTTGGTGAAGAAGATTTTGCCGCAGTATGTTTCCCTTAACGGCAACTACGAGAAGGATAATGCCGACTTCATCAAGAAATGGAACGATGAGCATCCTGACACCAAGCCAAACCCAAATGACGATGGCAAAGAGCCTTCGGCTGTTGAAAAGAAGCTTTTGGAACGCTTGGAAGCTCTAGAGAAGAAGGATGCAGAAAACGAAGCATCTAAGCTCGTATCACAGAAACGTAGTGAACTTCTCGCCAAGTTCAAGGAGAAAGGTATCAACGATAGTAAGTGGATTGACAAGTACATGAACAAGTTGAACCTCACTAAGGACTCGGACATCGAGCAGGAATTTACGGATGCGGAAGAGTTTTACAACATATCCCACGTAAAGGGCGGTGGTACTCCAGGCAGCTCAAGCGGCGGTAATGGGGATAAACCTATCGGTGCTGAACGATGGGCAGGCGTAAACAAAATCCTCGGTACATCAAATCCTGCTGGCAAGTAAATTCGGATAACATTAATTATTAACTCTTTAAGGTAAAAAGATTATGTTGGATAACTTTTTCACAAGACAAGCCAATGGTGGTGCGGTATTCACTGGTCGCACACTCATTCAAGCACATGGCTCTATTGGAGGTCATAAGAATGTCTTCGTAAAGCTCGTTAAGGGCAGCAAGGATGCGCTCTGTTATCCTACTACGGGTGGCATCTTGAAGAACCCTTTCAAGGGTAGAGCGAAGATTTATGCAGGTGACCTCATTGAGTACACACCTAACATTAACAACACTACTGGTGCTGAAGTGAAGATTTTAAAGTTCTATGAACTGGCAAAGGATGCTACTGAGACAGACTTAACCTATAAGCTGGTTCGTGATGGCTATCATCACATACCGTATGCTGGTGATACTATCATGGTAGGACAGAAAGATTTTGCCACACAAGCTAAGGGTGTAACTATCACCAATGTAGAGAAATCTACCGATGGCTCAAACGATATTTGGCTCATTACAGTATCAGAAACGCTTGGTACAGCACAGAAAGCTGGTGACATCCTTGTAGAGGCAGCAAAAGCAGGTGCAAAAACGCTTCCTATGGTTACTAATCCTAATGCTTACGCAGACAAGGATATGGATTTCTTGTATGATTCAAACATGGAAGGTTTGGATGATTTGGAGTATATGCTTACTCCAGCGTTAGCACAAGAAGATACTGTTATCGACCTTGTAGCTATCGGCAATTTGCCACCAGCAGTTCTCGCTCTCAACAAGAGCCGTGTAAAGACTTGGTTCTGGTTTAACTAATCAGACCAAGTGAATGATAACGAACTTATTTTTTGTAATTAATTGTATTTAGGATATGCAAAGATTTGATATTAATAACTCGGATTGGGCTGCACTCTTCCGTTCAAAAGATGGTGGTAGTGAACTGTTTCAGTCTCTCGTTGACAACTCAGCCCTCCTCAATATGGATGAGGGTTGGGCAATGACACAGGGGCATATTGCTGATGCACCTACTCCAACAGCGGATGATGGTTCTGCTACTTTCCGAATGACTTCATATAAGTTGGAAGCTGCACCAGTCATGGATATGCGTGCGCCTCTCGGCGATTCACATCAGATGGACGCCGAGGGTGAGGCAGAGTACACTGCATCCATTCCAGACTTCATCGGTCGTGGTTTCGTAGAGACTGCTGCACAGCGTATTTACAAGGAAAAGATGTGTGCACAGTTTGGCAACGCAGACCGCATCATAGCTCGTTGGGTACGTAACTACCTCGCAGTTGGATTGAAGTCCGCGAAGGCTACATTGAACAACACAACCGCGCAGTTGGAAACGACTGGTAAGATTGATTACACTGGTCTTGGTGCTGGTATCTACGGCAAGCTCTATGATGCTCGTCTTCCAAAGGATAATTTTCAGAAGGCTGGTGCAAAGGCTTGGACTTCCGCAGATTGTAAAATTCTCACACAGATGCGTAAGTTAGAAGACGCTTATCGTGATAAGCGAGGAGGCTACGATGGTGCTCTTACTTGGAAGATGACAAAAAAGATGTACAATGACGTATTCCTTCAGAACCAAGAAGTACGCGACTTGTATGTTGCTTGGTGTAAGGCTAACTATATCGCATACGTTGAGGGTATGCCTATCACTAACGAGCAATTCTTGAAGTCATTTACAGACATTCAAGGTATTTCTCCTATTGAGATTGTCGTTGAGAAGGAGCGCAACAAGACACGCACAACCGACACATTTGTCAAGGGTTGGGCAGATAATCGCGTTGTTCTTCGCCCTGCTGGTGATGCTGTAGAGTTCAAATACACAGATGTTTTGGAGCGTGACGTATTCGGTAGTGGCTATGGTGCAAGTACTATTGATACCACTTTCGCAACCATGCTCAATGGTTTGGTTACAGCGATGAACACCACAACTGACAATGGTCGATTGAAGGAGTGGCATACAGACGTAATGATGTCTGCTATTCCAGCTCTTATCTCATTCACCAACCATGAGATTATCCACACCGAGGTAGCTGGTGATGGTGCTGTATCTTAATGGTGGTTCACTCACAATATACGATAACATTTAATTCATTTATCTCTCAATGGCAGCATCAAAGTTTGACATATTGGACTATCTTAGCGGCATGACTAACTTTGTCTTTGACAAGTCGGCATTAAACAATGTCGCTTTGGATTGCGGCGTTTCTGATGTCGAGTCTTATTTGGACTTGACAGAAGAACAGAAAGACAGATGCAAGATTGCACTCTTGGAAAAGATTGTATTCGGTGTCTATCAGACAGCATCGACCACAAACCAACATGGCGCATATACTCTTACGGTAGGTGCTCAGACCATTACATCGGCTGCATTGTTGAGTATCAAATCAGAACTCAAAAGACTTTACAAGAAGTATGGAGAGGACGAAAAACTTGAAGCTCTCAATGAAACCGATGGAGAGGTTAAATGGATTAAAGAAACAGATTGGTAAGCTATGTACACTGACAGAAATGCGTTGGACGAATATGCCTATTATGGCGTGTTCTACCGCTCGGAGCAAAAACCGAAAGAGGATGGAGACCTTATTGGAAGCGATGGGGATATGCTAGGTGGTACTGATAATAGCGCAAATGAATCGGAATTAGAGAATATTGAAACCATTATTTTTGAAACTGATTGCGATATTCAGGAAACCAATAAGCTGTTTAATTCGGGCGTAGTTACGTTAGGATATACAATCTATTTTCCGATGCCAACGAAAGAAGGAGAAGACGGAAAAGATGAAGAATATATTCCTGAAGGTTTGAATGCTGGCATTCGTTTCCGTGGAAAAATGTACGGAATGGACGTTGACGGAATGGTTATTGGCGTTTATCCGACACAAATGCATGGATGTGTAGCTTACATCAAGGGTACTGACATTTAGTTTTTTCATCATAAGGTAAAATGTATTTAGGATAACAAGGTATGGCACAGAGGATTAATCGCAGATTGTCTCGCATTGAAAATTTCTTTTCGATGCTTCTTACTAAAGGAAAAATCTCAGACAACATATTTGTCGGAGAGTTACCTCCTACAACTAGCAAAGACTGGGATGATTTTGTGAATGTTGACGTAGGTCAGCAAAGAGAACATGGCGGTTACTCCTCTGGCTATGCTAACATTTATCTCTATGCAAGACCAAAGGGAACTCCACTTAGAAAGAACGTTAAACTACTTGACAAGATGGAAGGAATCCTTGACGATGTGATTAAACAATCTAATAATAAGGACTATACAATTCAAGTTCTTTACCGTGATAGCGGATATGATTCAAATCGTCAGTTCCATTTTCAGATGATTTCTGTTTCAGTTATCGCAAGATAAATATATAAAATCTATTAAATGTAACATTTAAAACTCATTATATTATGGCGAAAAAGGTTATAAATACTGGTGCGGGAGCTGTCAAGTTCATCAAGCCAGATTATATTGTTGCCACATTGTTCGATGGCACAGAGACCGATGAATCTGCTCCAAAGGGTGATTCTTACATTCTTGAGGATGTTATTGAGGACACTACATCTATTTCACAAGATGATAACGACACCACCGATATTGAGTGCGAGACATCTGACTCTCCTATCATTTCCATTGTTAAACTTGGTAAATGGCAGTTTGCGGCTGAGATTGGTGATACGCAGAAGGAGCTTTTGGCTGCATTGTGTGACTTTACCGACGATGCAACAGGAAAGAAGACTCTTGCACCTTCTACTTACAAAGCAAAGTATGCAAAGATTGATGTTGTACAGGTTCAACCTAATGGAACCACAATGGAGGCTTACGTTCTTCCAAAGGTTCAGCTCAATTCTAAGTTGACTATTGAGTCTCTCAATTCAAACTTGGCTCGTATTGCATTGGCTGGTACTGCCAAGGATATTGCGCTTACCGTTGGTGCTAAGACTGTTCGCACACCATTCTATGTTGACCACAACTATTCATTGCCAACGGCAACTGAGTAATTTCGGTTCTTCAACAATTCTCGACTATATACAAGGGGCGGCGGCTTTAATGCTGTCCGCTCCTTTTTAAGTTTTATCATTTATGGCTGAAACATTATACAAAAAAGCATTAAAGCTTATTACGAAGGAATTAGACAAGGATGCAAAGAATGTGTTAAGAGAATGTATTCAAGAGATTACGTACACACATCGAACATACAACCTCTATGATTCTTACGGATATGGCATTTATGTCGAAGGCAAGCTTGAAAAGATAGGTTACTTATCGTCCTCACCAAAAGCATCCAAAGGCAAGAATTGGTATGGAGAAGAAATTAAAGGTCGTGAGGCGATAAACGAATATCTCAAAAACGATTATTCCCCTAGTGGAGTAATTGATTTGGCTGTCGTTGCGACTATGCCCTATGCTAAGATATTGGAAGATGGCGGTGGTAATCTGAAACAATCTTATAGAGTCATTTCTATGTCGTTTCAAAAGCTGCAAAACCTATCCAAGAAGTATAATGGAGCAGTAAGTGTGATTAGAAAGTAATTCATATATGGGAAAAGTATATAGAGCACAAAAAGACCCGAATAAGGCTAAGAAACAAGCTGTAGAAGACGAGAATAAGGTGTTACCTAGTTCTCCCTTGTCTGATGCGGCAATGGAACGTCTGGCGCAAATTATGAATGATTCTCCTACAATTGTAAAACTACAAGGTACAGAGTGGGAGATAAGAGCATTGAAGCCTGGCACTCAATGGATGATTGCAGAGGAGGCTTGCAAGATAGTCAAGGGCGAAAACTTATCAATGGGTGACGTTATCAAGGAGTTTGCTATCAACATTCCATCGGTGGCAAGAGTAATCACACTATCCTTGCTAAATGACAAGAAACGCATTGATTCTGAGGAATACCAACAAGTTTACGACCAGTTACTTTGGGGAGACTATGACATCAAGGATTGGGCAACATTACTCGTTGAAATTCTCAATTTGCTAGATGTGGATTTTTTCTTCGCGAGTACCAATGTGATTCAGACCGTCCGCAATCAAGCTCTAATGAGGAAGAAACAAGCAGCCGAATTATCCCGTCACGAACAGAATACGGACAAATGATAGATTTCTTACGTGCCAACACATGGTGCTCGCAAGAAGAATATAAGTGGAGAATGACCGTTCCGCAGATTCGCCTTGCGTCTATGGATTTTACTCATTTAGAAAAGATTTCGTCAGACAAAGACAAAAATCAGGAGAACGACAAATTAAAGAATGCAAAGGTAATCAATGGTGCAGAGGATTTACGAAATCTCAATGACCTTGGAATACCGATTTTATAAACTCTTAAACTTTTGAATTATGGCAGATTCAGCATTAGGCAGTGCTCTTGTTATACCAGAGTCCGCATTGAAGAAAATCAAAGAGGCTGATGATAAGTTGCAGAAGTTACAAGATACGGCTAAAAATACCGCGTCTGGTGTAACACAATCTTTCAAGGATATGTCTGTTGGTACTAAGCCGTTCCTTGATTCTTTAGACCAAGTTATAGCAAAACTTGCAACAATCAACGCATCTGCTTCAAATGCAAGCAGTGGTATCTCAAACGTAGGTGCGAGTGCAGGTAACATGAACAATAACATTACGTCAGCAGCACAAAACATTCAAAATATGGTAGCACAGCTATCTAAGATGAATGGTTCTGGCACTAGTGGTATTATGCAAGCGGCACTTGCATTTCAGAGATTACAGGAATCAGCAAAGGGTGCTAGCGGTATGAATATTGCTGAGTTAAAGCAAGAAATTGGTTCTATTGAAAGTATGTTGCGAGATACAACACAAAATCTCACCAAGGCAGACCAAGATGCACTTATTAAGCGAAAGAAGGCATTACAGGATGAGTTACGATACCAGCAGCAGATGTATAATGAACGTGCTGTTGCTTTTCAGAAGGCTCTTGATAAGATGGTTAGTGCCGAACAATCTTACAACAACAAACAGAGAAAGGCATACACTGATAGAGCAAAAGACTATCAGACGAGAAATAACAAGGCAAACACTACATATCAAGGCGCGCTTGATTTCTCTGCTACTGCAAATACGCTCAATCGCCAAGTACGCGCTATAGAATATCTGAAAGAAGCTCGTATGAAGTTGTCTCAAACCGATGCTGATTATAAGCGAAAATTGGATGTTCTTAATGCTGCCATTGAGCAACATAACAAAAACTTGAAAGAGGCTGGTGTTAATTCTCGCGCGTTGACCGAACAAACATCATATATGGCTGGATATATGTCACGTTGGGCACAGCGTATGGCATTTGCATTCTCCGTGGGTTCTATCAAGAATTTTGTCGAGCAGATTGCATCAGTCAGAGGTCAGTTTGAACTTTCAGAGCGTTCACTCGAAGCTATCTTGCAGAACAAGCCAAAGGCAGACGAGATTTTCAACAAGACAGTAGAACTTGCCGTTAAATCACCTTTCCGTATCAAGGACTTGGTGGATTACACACGACAACTTTCCGCTTACCGAATTGAGTCTGATAAACTTTATGATACAACCAAGCGACTTGCCGATGTTTCAGCAGGTCTTGGCGTTGATATGGGAAGACTTATCCTTGCATACGGACAAGTCAAGGCTGCTGCATACCTTCGCGGTTCTGAGGTTCGTCAGTTTACTGAGGCTGGCATCAATATGTATGGTGAGTTGCAACAATACTTTAAGGAAGTTAAGGGAGAAGCGTACACGACCGCACAGATTGTTGATATGATTTCCAAGCGTAAGGTTACATTTGAGGATGTTGAAGCAATATTCCAACGCATGACCGATAAGGGTGGAACATTCTACAATATGCAAGAGATTCAGGCTGAAACTCTCCAAGGTAAGATTTCCAACTTGAAGGATGCTTTCGATGTGATGCTTAATGATATTGGCAAGGCTAACGAGGGCACAATGAAGGGAATGGTAAGCTGGAGTACTTCTATGCTTGATAATTGGAAAGCACTTGCAGAAATAGGAAAAGCTCTTATACCTATTCTTATTGCTATAAAGGCTAACTCTATGTTTGCAAAGACTAGTCTCGGACAAGCTTTCTCGCAAGCATCTGGCACAGGTATCGTGAGATACAAAGCTCTTTTCGTAAATTCCTTAGATGGAATGAAAAAAGCTCTTAAAGATTTTGGCGGTCTCGTTAAAAGTTCATTATCAGGTATAGGTGTAGGTCTCGCTATTTACGCTGTAGCAGAAGTAATAACTACCGTTTACGATAAGATTTCCAAGTACAACGAAAATGTACGTAAAGCCGAAGAAGAAACCATAAAGGCAAAGGGCGCAATAGGTGCTTTGGCTGGAACGTACAACGACCTAGCAAATGCAGCCACAAATGCAAATGGCAAATTAGAAGGAAAGGATTTAGAAAAGAATGTCGAAGATAGACGTACAACGTTACAAAAGCTTATTGATGCCGCATCAAAAGACGGACTGACTTTCAAAATCAATGTAGATACTCTCGATGTAAGCCAGCTTAACACTACTTTCAGTAAGGTTGAGAAAGAATATAAAGATTTCATTGATAGTATTGAGGTTATCAGAAGAAATTACGCCAAGAATGATGCTTGGAATACTTGGTTTACAGATGGTCTTGATGATGATGCAGGCGATTACAAGGATGCTGTGATTGATGCTCTCGCAAAGTCTTCGCAAATGGAGAGAGTTGTAGCAAACATTAACGCAAACTATAAACAAGCCACTTCGACCACGAAGAAATACTTTGATGAGATACGTGCAGGTCAAAAGGATAACGAATCCAACATTGACTATATGACACGTATGTATGAGTTGATAAAGAAAATCAACATAGCACAAGGCGGCAGCGACTATAAAATGCCATCTTTCATTGGTACTTCGCAAGCTGATTTCAATGACCTTATCCGTGCGATGAACAGCGTACAAAATAAGGCGCAAGAATTGAACAGCGAGTTTGATGCTGTATTTGGAAACCTAAGAAAAAAATATAGCAATGACCCTATAAAAATACAAGGCGTAATTGACAGAATTGCGGCAGAGCGCGATTGGAATCAATATGAGAGAGACCTTGCTTATAGACACTTTGGTATAAATATTTCCATCAATAAAAACTCGATGGAGAAAGAAGTAAACTGGGTTGATGATTATCTCTCTGGTTTCTTTGCAAAGAAAAAGTATGGCATCAATCTCGTTGTCAAGGAGATTACAAACGATAAGGCTCTTGAAAGTTTCCTTGAAAAAGGTGATGATGCGGCTAAAGCTGCAAAGAATTGGCGTGAACTCGAAAAACGTTTGGCTTCCGTAGGAAAGAACACGAAGAAAATCAAAGTTGATGATTCTATCCGAAAGATGTTCAAAGCAGGTGACCCACGTTTAGGTGGAAACACTATAGATGTTTCAACTTTGCGCCAAATGGTTCGCGAATACAAGAATGCTGCAACTGCCACCGCAAAGGGATTAGGAGTGAATCCTTTTGAAAAAGAAGACAAAAAAGCAGCAAAAAATGCGGCAAAAGAACAGCGTGATATTCTCAACGAGCGCATTTCTCTGTTGAAGGATATGAGTTCTGAATATCAGAAACTCATTAAATACGAAGGCGAAGAGCAAGCTACAGCCGATGTTCGTAAGCACTTTGCGTTGGCGGCAAAGAATGTTGGTATGAATATAAACAACTTTATCCCAGACCGCCAGACTATTGCGAAGAAGATTGAATATCTTGCAAGCCAATATAAGGAACTCGGAAAACGTGGCAGCGCATTACGCAACGCCACAGAAATCCGTCTTGATATTGATGAGGAATATTTCAAGCAACAACTTGACGATGCGAAGAACAATGCGCAAGAAGCATTCTCACAGCTTGATTTGTTTAAGAAGCTCAAAGGAGAAGGTCTTTCTGATAGCATCATCAAAAGTATGTTCGGGGATTTGACTTCTTCTTTCGATGATGTGCGCAAGTCTATTACAGATGATTTTGAAGCAAAATGGGGTAAAGACCAAACTAAGTGGGGTGATGTTGTTGCAAAGGAATACACGTCACAAATGCAGAAACTTGATAAGGAAGTATATCAAGACCAAGTTAATCAAGCGCAAGAGCTGATTAAGGCATACAAGCAGCAATTGACAGACCAGCTTCAACTTGATAGATGGTATATCAATGAGCGTTACAAGTTGCAAAATAATGCGAATATTGCCAAGAATCCAGAGTTGCAAAAACAGTTTCTAGAAAACTTGAATGCGCAATACAAGAAAAAGACCGATGAAAATACTTGGAAGAATTTCAAAAATAGCGACATGTATGTTCGTCTGTTTGATAATCTAGACAAAGTTTCTTCTAAGGCACTTGATGCGATGGCAGAAAGACTACAGCAGTTGCGTACAGAACTTAGAGACCTAGACCCAACAGAGTTGAAGACTATTGCGGAACAGATTAACAAAGTCAATGAAGTTCGCAATTCACGCAATCCTTTCAAGGCTTTCACTAGCGGACTTAAAGAAATGATTAAGGCTGGTAAAGACTTAAAAAAGTCGGGCGGCGTAGATAAATACGTAGAGCTTAACGAACTTAAAGCTGATTTGTCTGGCAAATTACAGAGCCAAAATGCCTATGTTGAGTCTTTGGAACATGAGTATAACGAACTAACAAAGATTAAGGGCGCGGACGAAAGCGTTGTTGCAGCCTTAAAGTTGAAGTTGGCAACCAACAAAAGCATTCGCGACTCTTTAAAATCTCAGTTAAACCTCACCGATGAGCAGATTACAAAGCTCGGAACGATTATGACTGAGGAAGAGCAGGCAAAAGCAAAGTTCTCAAAATCCGTGACGGATATTACAGACGTGGTTTCCACGATGGCTAACTCGTTTACTGCTCTGTTTGAGGCACTTAGCGGTTCTGATGCGAATTTAGAGAACACTCTGGATATTGTCAGCAGCATCGGTCAGGCGGTCGGTTCGTACTATAGCGGAAACTATGCAGGTGTTGTATCGGGCGCAATGGGCGCGCTTACGGGCGTAGCTAAACTCTTTAGCAACGAAGGAAAGATTGATAAGGAAATTGCACGCCAAGAACGCGCTGTAAATTCCTTGCAACACGCTTACGAAAAGCTTAAAAAGAGTATGGACGATGCCTTTGATACGCAAAAGCTCTACGAATACAACCAAAAATCGGTCGATGCCCTTAAAAAGCAGCAGAAGGCGTACCAAGCAATGATTAACGCAGAGCGCGGTCGCAAGAAGCCTGATGAAGGTAAGATTCAAGAATGGGAACAGCAGATTGATGATTTGAACACAACAATCCAAGAATTAGGTGAATCTATGGCAGAAGCACTTGGCGGTTTTGGTTCTCAGTCTAACTATAAATCTGCTGCTGAAGCTTTCTCGGAAGCGTGGGTAGATGCTTTCAATGAAGGTAGTGATGCACTCGAAGCACTCAATAATAAGTTTGACGAGTATTTCAACACAATGCTCACAAAGCAGTTAATGAATAGAGCTACTTCAAAATACATTCAGCCTATCCTTGAAGCATTCGACAAAGCGGTATCTGAGGGCAGCGAAGGTGGAAACAATGGTCTTGACGTTACCAAGAAAGAACTCGAAGGTATCAAGGAACTGAAAGACAAGAATCTTGCATTATTCAATGAGTATGCAAAGAACTTGATGGATGTTCTCAACGTCAAACCTGCTGGCAGTTCAAATATCTCTGCTTTGCAGCAAGGTATTCAGTCTGTTACAGAATCAACCGCACAGGCGTTGGAATCGATACTCAATTCTCTCAGGTTTTATGTAGCTACTCAACAAGCAGACATTCGTATCATCCGCGATACTCTGTTAGAGAAGCTCGGCAATAGTATCAACGCGATAACACAAGATACATCAAGCAGTCCTGTACTCATTGAGTTGAGATTGCAGACAACAATACTTACTGATATTCGCGACACCTTGGCTAGCTGCGTAAAGGGCGGTCACAAGCAAGGAAGAAATGGTATTAAGGTATTTATGAATTAGTTTTCAGTGTTCTATATATAAAATTAGGGCAAGCTCGGTTTCACAACTGAACTTGCCCTTTTTAATCAACATAAATCTAACTAAACCTTAACTAATATAAAAAGTAAAATTACACTTTATGTCGGTGTACCGCCGTACACTCTAAGAAATATAAATATTTTTACCAAACTTTGCTATTTAAATGAGCTGTAAGGCATTATTTCAGTTCATCCTTACAACTATTCCACTCTGACACATAAATCGTTCCTGTCGTAATATTTGCGTCATCGTAGCTAATGATTTTAACATCATTATCCTCTCCGTACTCTATGAGGTCACATTTTCCTTTGCATTCGATGCGAACTTCACTCTTTCCGCACACATAAATGCGAGTAACCATATTCTCAGAAACTTCAATTTCCAAATCCTTGCAGTACGCGACAAGAATAATCGTAGAGCGCGCCTTGATAACTCCATGAGCACCTATATACATTTCGCTGGTATATCCGTGCTCGTTACATTGATAGAATCCATTGGCAAACTCACCAAACTCTTTCAAAAGGTACTCTTTTGACAATCCCCATCCGAAAGCAATAGAATCAGCCATAAACTCAATTCCGTTTGAATCAAGAGCCATATTTACCAATTCTCGCTTACTCGATGCAGAATCCCATTTCCCTTTATATTCTCCGCACAATCCCAATCTTAGGGCATTGCGCTTCAATGTCAATAATTCATTGCTATTCCCCATACCATTCTCTCAATCTATCGTTAATTAAAGTGTTCACATACGCATAGGTTTTGTCGTAACCGACAAGTTCGTGACACTTGCGGACACATCGCATAGCCGATTTCTCATTGATGTCCGCGCGCTGTGCGATAACGGCATAGGAAAAACCATAGCGATTGTGTAGAACGTCAAGAACAAAGTTCCTTGCTACCGCTCTCGCAAAAGGAATGTTAGTATTGCCAACATATAAATCGTCTGCATTCACTCCTTCCTTTTCCTCAATACGCATAGCCGTGTTCACTTGTTCGCAAACCATCCGCTCTACCTTATCCATTGTATCATTACCTAAGTATATCATCGCCGTTATATCTTATTTTTATCTTTATAAACGTAACCTACCGTATCACAAGGGTATTTATCATCTGGTGATAAAACACCTGCATCTTCCATCTTTTGCCTAAAATCCACAGAAACCATGGGAACTAACTTGTGTAATCTAGAACCATCGGCAGCAGCCCAAATCGGTTTTAGATACTGAACAGGATTCTTAACCTTTACACCATCCCATTTGATTCCGTTCTGAATGAATGGTATAAAGATACCGTCTCGCTTCACTCCGTTAGCATCACACATCCTTACAATCCTGTAATCTCGGAATAGTCCGTATTTCAGTTCTATATACCATTCATTATACATAAGCTATTCCTTTCCTTGATTAAGAGCCTCGGCTGCTTGCTCTGCCAATATTGCTTGCTGACCGTGCTCAAAGTTCTTCTTCAAGTCTTCCTCTGTCTCTTCGGAAACTGGAGTGTTCATTACAGTTTCCAACTCTTTCTGCATACGACCGATGTAATCCATCTTGTTCTTTGCGAACTTTGCAGCATCATCTGCATCAGTGAACGCTGTAATCGGATGAGTAATGTTGGCTTCTGTGATGATAACCATGCTATCAAGCATATCTTGATAAGTAACATCTGTCTCAGGGAAAATATCATTCTCTTTTCCCTTTACTTCGTTCTTCATCGCGACAAGATTTTCAAGCCACGCGAATGTTGTAGTGGTAAGCGCGTGTCCTTCCATATCAACACCTCCCCAACGCTTAAAACGTGCTTCAAATCCAATATGTGTGTGGAAAATAGCACAATCCTTCAAAATTACGATGAAGAAATGACCGAAGTCGGTAACGCTTTCAACATCTTTTCTGTTGATTCCGACAACAACTTTAAGCAAACCTGCATTGTTGTCAACAGTCTTCTTTTTTGCAATTCTAGCCATAACTATATATTTATTTTTGTTCTACAATCGTTTTGTACTCGAAGTTTCTACATGAAGGATTTTCTTTCGATGTGTATCTCTTCTCCGTGGTATTATTGCAAATCCCATCTTTGAAAAAGAAACAATCCTTGCAAGTATATACTAGCGGAATAATGTCTCTGCAAGCATCATCGTCAGGATTTACGTATGTATATAAGTTTTTGCCCATGCAATATGGGAACTCAAAATCTTCATCATTCAACAATACGCAATCCTTACAAGTGTATTCAGTCTGTGCCATGCTCCAATAATTTTATTTCGTCTTGGATATAAAACACTGCCTTACGCAAGTCCTCAATGCGCTTCTCGGTCTTTGTTTTGTTGCCATCCACCTTATCCTTGCGCAAGAGATACTTGATAGCGTTCCCTGTATTGAAATCAAGATGTCTGCAAATATCCAAAGGCTCAACACCACACAAATCCTTCAACCAAGCATAATGGGATGGGTGAGATACTTGCTCTGCCTTTCCGTTTGCGGATTTTCCTTCACCTTTCGTTACTATATCGAGCTTTGTACCAAACATCATAATATCCGCATCGCTAAAACGAGCGAAATACTTGTAATCTGTGCTAACAGATGTACATATATAAACATCAGCATCCTTTCTCTCGGCATTGAACAGAATAGGGGTGCTGTCGCCCTGAATACCTATCGGGTCAAAATTGCATTTTAAGCAATCCTTTCGTGTGATGTAAAATCGCAGCCCAACCTTAATATCTTCTTTCTTAATCATAAACTATTTCTTGTTATAAACATATCATGCGACAAATTTCCTAAAGTCGTAGTTTAAAAAACCGTCATAGACACGTTTGGTTATTAAACCATTTTTATAATATTCTAATGCGACTGAAGCTATATCTTCTCTTTTGATTTTATTATAGATGTCAATAGCCTCATCTATAGAGCGTATCTTGCCAATCCTGATTCTTTTCCCCTTATGCAAGCAAACTCTAACCGCATACGAACGGAATTCCTTTCTTATCCCTCTAGGGAATCCGTCTTTGCCAAGTTTCTTTGAGCAAAGCAGAACGTTTAGGTTATGCGGTATAAAACAGCATGTATCTGGAGAATACATCTTACGACCATTATCGGACAATAAGTCTTTATCTAAATCGTACCCTTCTACATAATTCGCATCAAACCACTTCTTAAACACGGAGAACCTTTTCCATTCTTCGCACATAGTCACATTTTTATAGGTTGGGTGCTGTGCTTTGTATTCTTGGTCGAAGCACTTTTTAAGTATCATTTGCCAATGGTTATAAGCCTTATGGCATTTTGTTGCTGGAGTAATCTCGTCATTGATTCCAATTCCGAACACCAAATCATTGTTTTGTAGTCTTGCGCAAACTGGGCACCCCTCCCATGTCATGTGATTTGCAGGAGATTGCCAAAAGTCTCCATGTTTCTTACATGTTATACAAACCTTCGTTTTATTATCAACGTAATCTGTTTTTCCGTAAGAGTATTTGTCTCCCCATTTTTGACGAGACCGCTCGATAAACTGCTCTTTTGTAAACCTTCTTGTGTTTCCGCGAAACTCGTCACCACATTTCTTACATCCGCACCCATTTAGATGACTATTTGGCGTTTGCCAAAATTCTCCGTGCGTAGGACAAATAATGCAAACTTTTGTTAGCGCATTTTTGTACTCAGCTTTCGAATAATCATATTTATCTCCATGCTTTTTGCGAGCATCTTCGACAAATTGCTTGATGCTCTTCTTTTGTTTACTTGAAGAGGCTTCTTTTGCGCATTCTGGACATCCATGTCCACTAAGAAAGTTTTTTCTTACAGGATACCAGTCTCCGTGTTCTTTACAGGTTACACAGATTTTGTCAAGATGTCCTCCTAGTATTGTTCTTTCGTAACAATACTTGTCTCCGTATATCGCATGAGCCTTTTTAAGAAATTCTTCCTTTGTCATTTTTTATGATGTATTGAAATATGAAACTTGTTACATATAGAACACCTGTAAACTACAGGGTCTTTTGCCTTCAACTTCGGAATCTGATTCAGAAACTCCCAAGCATCATCCTCAGTCTCGTATGCGACCTTCGCCTTCCATGAATGAACCTTCTTAGTCCAATGTTCTGGGTCTGGTTTGAACGGCGGTACTTTATTAGGATTGTGATGGTTATTCCTCATAGCTCAATGATATTAATGCAACTATCATCAATCGCGATATAGCAACCAAGTGTCTCGCGTCTGTAGCCGCCGAAATCAATAAGTATCTCAGAATCTTCGCTTGCGCAAATGAACTCTTTGTTGGCAAGTAATTCATCCTTCGTAATGGTTTTCTTAACCTCACTAAAATAAATTCTTCCAACCATAGGTGCATTGATAATGCCGCCAACCTTTACCACATCATCATCCGATGTTATATATATGATAGGTAAATCACCTTTTGCATTCTCAAAGAACACGTTATTCAAAAGCTCTGATTTAGTCATAATCTGTTATTTTTTAGTTGATGATTTTTTGCGACCACGTTTCTTTGTCGTATCGCGCTTGCTAGCAGTGTAATCCAATGACGATTTCTTTGGTCTGCCTGGTTTTCGCTTTACAGGAATGGATTCTTTATTCGGCAACTGCAACGTCTCACATTCCTCATCTTCGCCAAATTCGTTCTCGAACTCTCTTCCGTCACGCTTCTCTGCATCGGCATCATAGGCGCGCTTCCACTTGCGCTTGGCAACCTTCAACTGTTCTTTCTTGAACGCCTCTGATTCCTCATGAAGCTTATCGTAGTCTATCTCAGGTGCATCAAACTCACCTTCAATACTGCATTCGGGAGTTTTCTCAACGTCTTTTGATTCCATTTCCTGATGAATGCGGTCTTCCTCTGAAATGTATGGTTCATCGTCAATTTTCTGCTTATGACTGGCATTATACTCGTCAATGAACTCTTTTATTTCTTTCTTTGAACATCCATCTTTCCTCATTTCAGCCAACTCAAACTCGAACTTCTGACGTTCAATGTCCTCAAATCTCGTTCCGTCCAAATCGCTTCCTTCATTGAGTACGTTGATTTTCTTGTTTTCCTCATCAGCTCTCATCTGTTTGGCAATGGCAATCTCCAATAACGCGTGATTAACGTCCGATTCCGTCATTTCATCGACCTCATAAGCCCTAGGGTCTTCACCAAGCTCGTTTTTCAGAAAGTTCTTCTTTGCTTCGATGCATCCGCTCGGCAAAAACTGAGCCTCATCAAGATACATATAAGGATGAATGCTCTTGATAGACATGATAGGACTCGGCGTGCCGAAGTCTTGCAAAAGCTTCATGTATTTGTCCGCATTCTGCTGATAAATGCAGTAGCATTCCTCCAAATTGCGCTTCTGAACAAGCACAACTGCCATTATCCAGAATGGGTCTTTACCATCCGTGTAGCGTTTCGGCAATCCCTTCGTCTGCAACGATGCCGCTTCCAACGCCCTGTCAAGTGATTCTTCCTTTATTCGCATACATTCTCAACTGTTTAAAAGCATCCACCGACCGTAGAAGGAACTCGAACCTTCTGTTTGCCTAGACTTGTATCTAAAAATACGTCCTACCGCCTTGCGGATGCTGTTGTTTCTATTTTCCACCATTCTTCAACCAATCTTCAATCACGGTACTGTCACCATCAAACGACTGACCGAAGACGTTTACCAACTTGACCGAACAGAGCAGATACGGAATGTTCTTGATGTTGTCCGTTGATGGCTCTGTAGCATCCTGTACCAAAAACAACGCTTTCTTCTGTCTGTAATCATCATACCACAGGATAAGCGAACCCTCCAAGTAAGCATACAGACTATCCCATGCTTTCTCGGCAGCTTTTATCTGCTCAGTGATGGAAAGCTCGGTTGTTCCGTCAACATCATACCCGAACACGCAGACTGACAACGTAGCGTTGGTGCTCTCATGCCTAGCATTCGGGTCAACGAACACTCTTAACGCATCACTCTCAGGATAGCTCTCGGTATATACACCCTTCTGCTTACCCTTGGAGTTCAATCCGTCCAATGACTTGTAGCGGACAGAACCGCCGCCGAAATCATCTTCCAGACTCTTGCGCACTCCGTCTGCCTTCCAAGCTCCCTGCTCGGACTTCAAGTAACGCTGTATGTAGAATTTCTTTTCTGCCATATTCCAAAGTCGGTAATTCGTAAATCAAACATTTATGCTGCAAATATACACCAAAAAATCAAGCCAAAAATGAACTTTACATAGTTTAACAAATTGCAAATTTGTACCATTTTCCCCATATCCCCAATTAAATATATGTTATCCGCATAAATCAGATTTTTCATATTGAAAATTTAACATTTAGAGCAATTCCCATATAATAATAACACGTAAATAAACCATTGTACCCTTGCGCGCAGCCGTAGTAGGGGATGTCAACCCCTGTATATAGTAAACTATATACTCATCCCCTAAGAAGAAAGGCTTCGCATCAACCCCATATCAATATCACACAAAACTGCAATCCGTATATAGCAAAAACGAACCTAAAATCAAAGAATAACCTTGTTTTTCCGCAAAAAACGAAAATAAACGCAAATAACTCGAAAATTGTATTCTAAGACGTTCAAAATACGATGGCGATAAACTATACCGCAAAGCTACATAAAACGCTCCATAACGCACGAAAATAAGCGAAAATGAATGTCTCGAAAACTTATGCAAAATCAAAAGTAGATATAATATTCTGGAAAATGCTCAAAATTCGGTAGAAAAGCGGAATTTGAAAAATCAGAGTATTTTACAAAAAAAATAAAAATAAAAAAATAAAAAAAATCGGACGAGAGCTGACCCACCCTGCGAGTGCCAAAAACGGGGGGGGTGGGGTGTAAATTACCCTATATAGGTATAAATCACTGAAAATCAGCGTTTTATTTGCGACAAAAACGGACGTTTTCTGGCAAAAATGGCAAAAATGCGGTTTTTGCTTTTCGTTTCTGTTCAATTCCGCAATATCCAAACAGAAGGAAAAAGCGAGAAACGAAAAAGTAAAAAGTTAGTACGTTAGTAGCAAAGATGCTGAAAACCCGAAATTCCCAAAAAGTTTTCTATTTACCATAATATCTTGCATAAACATATATTTTTACTTTGCATAATTATGCAGAAACTTGCATAATGTTTCATACGCAATTTTCGTGAAACAAAAAGCAAGTGAAAACGAAAACAGAAAAAGACGGCTGCAAACGTACCAAAAAACGAAAGATAGTACAAACATACATCTAAGACGGAAAACGGCTGCAAAGATACTCAAACGGCAAAACAGATACTTTCTATCTATCAAGCGAGAAGACGGCAGCAAACGGCAATAATACGCTTTTAGGCGTTTCCCCTATATATAAGGTACGCACACACATACATATATAGAAGACGGCTGCAAAGGTGGTTTTATGAGGCTGCAAAGGTGCAAAGATAGGGCAAAACATATAAAAGCATACAATAACCCCTATTTAACCTATTATATTGCAAAGTAGAGATTACAACTTATGTAAAGAATTAAGAAAAACCAATTATTTTCAAGAAAAAAGCGAGAAAAAGCGTAATTTTTTGCCGAAATATTTTGCAGATACAGAAAAAAGCCGTATCTTTGCATCGCATTTAAGAAATAAGGATGCTTACTTAAGACATAGGAATCCATATATAACAATGCTTCGTTCTTTGATTTACTTTCATGTTAGCGTGATAATGAAACGCTTACTATTTGCAGCCGTGATTCTGTTTATAACAGATAGCGCAAACGTAAGATAGGCATTATCTTAATATCGTTATCAGAAACCTAACAAATGTTAGTGTAACAATACGATATAGTAGTATTAAGCGGTTTGCTAGTTTGCCATCAATAAAGAAACTAGTAGTAACAATTATAGGTTATCCCTTTATAAAGAATGTAGCTGCAAAGTACATTATATATTCAGCGTTGAAACATCTTAAAGTGAGTAGCGAAAAGTTAGAGTAGCGAAATAAATTAGATGATAAATGAAAACCAAAGAAATATATATCCATACTATATGCATGCGAAAACATCGGCTTTTCTGCAAGTTCGAGTCTTGCAAAGGGAACAAATTAGTAACTTAAAATTTAAAGCAATATGATGTACAATGAATTTGTCGAGCGCACTGGTATGAATGTAAACAGTGCCGAGTTCGATGCTATTATTGAGGTTTATAATAATAGCGATGTAAATAAGGATGAGTTTTGCAAATTGTGGGTTAAAATGAATTTTAACCGTGTTGCAACCTATAAGGCAAAGAAAGCAAAAGAGGAAAAGCAGCATAAAGTTTGGGGCGATTTGCATGAGGTATTAAGCAAATACCAAAATAAGCTAGATAATTCTAGAAATTGGTATCAGTCGTATGTTTCACCAATTGGAGCCGTAATTTCTTCTTCTGACGAAAAGAAAGTAATTGCTTTCTGTGAGTTGTTTAATGAGTATTACGACAAAAACGCTGGATTAGGCTCAATGCTTGCAGCCTTCAATGTTTGGCTAAAGTCTGTAAAAAACACTTATTTTGCAGCATAAACAAAAAACCCACTACCTTAAAAAAAGTAGTGGGCGAATCAAATTAAATCGAAAAATCGAAATAACTTGCTTACTTAAGACGGTTGCAAAGTTATTAGTTTTTCCCGAATTAGCAAAATTAATTAGTAACTTTTAAATATTTTAGGTATGAAGACTTATAAAACAAATTATTCTGTAGCTGTAAATTGGTGTAATAATGCGCTTATCCTCTGCAACAATATTACAGAGATAGACCCTTCTGTTTATGATAATATGCGCTTTGAACTGTTCGATGAAGAAGACGGAACTCAAAGAAATATTTATCAGTGGTTTATTACAGATTGCACCGATGACGATGTAGAGTACCTAGAGCAAACATTCGGATTGCTTTTCACTTATTCAGACCTTTTGGATAAGTATATCCTTTGCGTTGACCATTTCGGCACAAGTTGGGATTACGTTGAATGGACAACTACAAACGAATTGGCAAAAAGAGAATTAGGAGAAAAGAAGTAATTTAAACTAATTGGAGGGCTATATATGACAAATAAAGAAATTGAACGCTATAGAAATAGTTATAAGGTGGTTAATGGTGTCGGCTTTTGCCGTGTTAATAATGATATAAACGGGAATCCCCGTTATGTAGTTCATTTTCTCGCTTTTACTACTGACGAAGAAATGAGAAACGACAATTTAAGCCAAAGTCAATTGTATGCAATTGCCAAAAAGCGTGCAAATGATTTGGGCTTTTCCGTTTATCGTGCTAATTGGTACGGAGGCGGTTTTGTTGGGCAATCTTATTCTTTGATTGATACGGCAAACAAGATTAATGAGATAGTAAACAAGTAACTAACAATACCCTTTGCACTCGCTTATGTGGGTGCAAAGGTACAAATATTATAAGATATGGATATAAGTACAAAATGGGTAAGTACTGAATATAGAAATATTCAGTTTCACGTTGATATTGTAACTTTTGAGATAGCAACAAAGAAAAGCAATATTAAATCACTTTCTAGCCTTCTTGAAAATTACACCAAACTAGTACAAAAAGGCTTTATTAATACCTTTTGCGTGCTCGAAAATTCTTCTAGTATGTTTGTTGTAAAGGTAAGCGCAAACGTGGATAGACTTGTTTACTTAGATACTACAACATTAAATCTAGAAATTGGTAACATTAAAGATTAGTTGGAGTTATGGATATAACAATACCTTTCGTTTTCGCCCTTATATCTTACGTATTAGGCATTATTGTAGGGCGCAATTGGAATAAGTACGTAAAAGAGTAAATAACCCTTTAAAACGCAAATAATATGAAACATATTGCATTTGACTATAAAACAAATTTGGGCATTAAAGATAGTCTTTAATAGCATTTTTAACGCTCTTGAAAAGAAAGAAGATGGTAACTACTATATAGATAATAAGAAATTCTTTCTTTCACTCAACGACAAAGAGTACCGTTCACTTTTACAAATAAGTGGTAAGTTATAAGTTTGCGACTTGGTACGGCACAATTAATAACATAAAGATATAAAGATATGATAGCAGAAATAAGAGAATATTTGGAAAAGCCGTCTCATTCAGGCAAACGTTATCTGATTAAAAAGATAGTTGGTACAAAAGATAACATTGAAAAGAAAGTACTAGACTATATGGATGCAAGAATGAACAATAAAGCCTTTATAAGGGTGATTGAGTTTAAGGTAGTAATAAAAAGCGGCAAATATACCGCATACGATTGGAGTTATAAGCCTACATACAGATATTAATAACATAAAAATAGAAAGATATGAATAAGATAGCTTTGAAGAAATTCGTTATTATAAGATATTTGGCTAGTTGTAACAAATACCCTTATGGATATGGGAAATATATAGAGGATGTTGGAGATTTCCGGTTAACATCTTTGATAAGCCATATCCTAGGCTACAATCATCCGAACGATAGCATTATCAGAGATGATGCGAAACGAATACTAAAATACATAGACACAAAAGACAAAAAGTATTTGAATGTTGCTTTTACGCCATATTACAGGAACAAATTAATTGAATATGTTGCTTAAAAGTTACTATAGCCGTGAGTAGTTAGAGACTACCTCCAAAAGCGAGATTTGGCACGGCACAAAGTTAAAAAGAAAACTTGGATATGGGAACAAAGGAAAAAATAAAGAATTGGTTGGAGGCTGAATATAATAGCCTTCACTTGGAACATGTAAGCGAGCAAAAAGAAAGCGAGTTAAAAGATAGATTTATTCGCTTTTATTGCAAGTTCGATAAACGACTGATACGTATCAAGCGTGAAAAGATAAGCGTATCACCGATTCAAAATGGCGGTGTGCGATTGTCTTTGGTAGCTTGGGGAAAATGCTATGGGCAATTTTACGAAGTGTAACTTTTAAACAATTGGATATATGAGTGACAAAGAAATGAATTTGGCTATCTTAAACAAGTTGTATGAGATAGCCGATAAGGTTTTTAATGAGGGTGTAAACGTGAAAGAAGGCAATTACACCGCCTCAGATTTGGCAAAGATGAAGGATAGCGCATTTAAAGATGGCTATTTGAAGACTGAAAAGAAATCATATAAGAATGAGTGTAATAAACAAGTAGAAAAAGATTTTAAGATATTAAAAAGACTAAGTTATGAGCAAATTTATTGAAGTAACAACAAGAAATAAGATGTTGATAAACGTCTCTGAGATAGCTTGTATCGAGCCATGCAAAGGTTTTAATATAGAAGGCTGCATGATTACCCTCATTCACACAACAAAGCGTTTTACAGAGGGGCGCAAAATATTCATAAAGGAGACTTATAATGAAGTTAAAAAATTAATTCGAGGGTAAAGTTATGAAAGTATATGTAGTTATCAATTCACACCAACATGGATTGGGTGAGGCAGTTGAAGTTGATGCAGAAGTCTTCGATACAAGAGACAAGGCTAGAAAAGCGATGGAAGACAAAGGTCTGAACACATTGGAAAGCTATAAGCATTCATTGGATTGTGATGATTTCCAAATCAGCGTATCAGGCTCATTCTATCATATCTCAGACAACGAAGGTGAGACGTGGGATAATTTCGATATTGTAGAACAAGAATTAAAGTAATAAATCATTATTAGGGAAGGTCTATAACAATTAATTATAGGAGATACGACAATGAAACGATTTGAAGATTACGAAAAAGCTTTTAATAAATGCTATGAACTTTTGCAAAAACTCACAGCATTAATAAAAGAGACAGATGGCAACCTCACTATAGAGATAAGATTTACTTATATTGACAAATATCCAATACTTTCTGTTACATACTATTGTAATTACCTATACTCGTTTCTTCCACAAGAAGATGGTACATTTGTTATTTCTACAGACAACAAAGTCTATACAATGAATGAAATTGAAGTGAAGATAAGAAAGAATTGTTTATTAGACTAAAACATAAAGAGCAATGAGAACTATCAATACAGAGAAAAAGCGTATAGAATACGCTACAAAAGGCTGCTATACAAGAATCGAACAACTTTACTAATTTAAAACATAGGAGATTATATCATGTGGACTAAAGAGATTGAAGATTGCTTATCCAAACTTACAAAAGAAGAGGAGCGAGTATTGAAGAGAACCATCACCAAAGGTGTATTTGGTGATGATAGTTGCAGTTTCAGAAACATTCTTGGCGGTATCTCAAAACAAGGAACTAGATGTTTTGTATATCTGACTAACTATAAAAATCCATCTACCAGACGTTTCTATTATAAGAAGACTGAGGAGATATTTAAGTCTATCCGTGCAAAGTTATGCCCAAATGGTGATATTGGTCGTTTCTTTGTTTATCAGAAGGAATGGTGGGGAGAAAATACAAGCGATATTATCCGAGTTCCTTACGATATTCATGTAGCATTGGAGCAGTGGGCAGACGGTGGCATTGACAAGGCGGCTCATTGCCCTATTAATGAAAAAGACCTTGGCATTGACGAGTTGTTAGAAGATTTATTTAACGATGGACATTATTCTTGGAACAAAGATAATACAGAAAAGGTTGGATTTGTCGGCAACGAGCCAATATTGGTACGACAGGAAACCGATAACAAATTGTTAGTTAGATTTCTTGGCGATGCTTGGTGTTCTGATGTTGTTGAGGAATGGGTGAAGAGAATTGAACATGATAAGAACAATGATGTAGATTACGTGATTGATACTTATATGTTTGGAGTGATTGAGAATGACCGAGAGCGTAAAAGCAGCGATTTTCATGTATCATTCTATTATTGTGGATAATAAATAGCAGAAAGTAACGTTTTAAGTAATAAGAGATAGGATAGGAGATAGGAGAAATGAAGACAACAGAAATCAAGAATGAAGGTGGCGCATCTGTAAAATACGACATCGTGAACATCGGCTGTAAGGACTGCCCTTACTGCATGATGGCAGAAGGTCACTATCTTTGCCGTTCGGATAAGAATTGCAACGCAAAGGCAAACATGACCGATGATGATGATGAGCCAAAGCAGAAAGTAATAATATACAGTCGTGTCTCTACTGAAAAGCAGACATTGGAGCAGCAAGAAAGAACAATCAACGAATGGTTGAATTGTCACAATCTGAAAGCTACTCACGAAGTGAAGGAGGAAGGTGTATCGGGTAAGGTATCTTATAAGGATAGAAACCTTGGTAAGGTAGTGTTACCGATGCTTGATAAGGGTGATATACTTATCGTGTCTGAAGTCAGCCGAATCGGTCGTTCCATGAGCGACATCAACAAGTTTGTGAATGACGAGTTGAAACCACGTGGTGTGCGCTTGGTTATCGTTCAGATGGGCATTGACCTTGATTGCAGCCATCTGAAAGCGATTGACGAAATGTTGTTGTTCGCTTTTTCATTTTCGGCACAGATGGAACGTGAACTCATTCAAGAGCGAACACAGAGTGCATTGGAAGTGCGCAAGCAGAAGTTGGCACAAGACGGAGAATTTATCTCAAAGTCAGGTAATGTCGTTAAGAAGTTGGGCAGACCTAGAAAATGCGATTTATCAAATGCACAGAAGGCTGCATCGGAAAAGCGCAAGAAAGAGGCTGCTGAGAAACCTTGTAACAAGGCTATATGGAATGTGGTTAAGAAGTGTACCAATGACTTCACAGAATTAACCACACCTAACTTTGCCGATGCAGCTATGATGTTGCAGCAGATGGGTGTTTATTCGTCCACTGGTAAGGTTTTGACGAAAGAACTGGTAAGAAGTGCGTATTACAATCTACGCTCAGTCTATGGCAGTCAGGTTTATTTCAGACGTGGTTCTGCAAACTATCGTGTAATGCGAGAAAAAGGTATGACTGATGAGGAGATTCAGCAGTATTACAAGGAACTGAATAACAACAACAATAATACAGAGGAGGAATAATTATGTCGGAGATTATTTGTAACAATACAACAACATTTCTTGCAAGACGATTGTTTGATAATGGCGAGTCTTTGGTGTGCAAGGGTGATACGCACAAGAGAGTCGGAACGATTGAAGGTTTAATAACCACACTGACGATTACTGGAAGAGATAAGAATATATATTCTTTCCGTATCATAGACGAACAACATCAACCTTATAAAAACTTGACTAAGGTAATATACAATAGATTGGCAGGCGAGCAAAAAGACTTTATAAGCTCGATTGGTCAGATATTTTTAGACAAGCAGGGTTATTGGGTTATGTTCGAGGATTGTAGTTACCCTTATAACCACACAACGTTGGAGTTTCATAAGATTGGTATTTACTCATAAAACGGAAAAAGTTATGGCATTCTTAATAGCAATTTGGCTAATCGGCACATTGTTCGATTGCGCCATGGGCAGAAATAAAGATTAAAATTTCTGCCCTACACACAATATAATGACGCATTTTGCGTTATCTCTTGAAAATAATATAAATAGTCTAGCCCTACGCAGCACGGATAAGCGGAAAGTTATGAAAAAGATTTTGGCATATATGGCAATCATAATTGCCGTAATTTCTCTTTCTTCTTGCAATTCGTTAGAGAAGAAAGCGAAGAGACAATTACGTGACACGATGGAAGAACTGGCAAAAAATCCAGAAACTTTCAAAATCACAAACGAGAAAGTCGTTTTCTCCAACGATTCTATGTGTACTATCTCTTTTATTGGTAGAGGTCAGAATGGTTTTGGCGGATATAATTCATCAAAGATGGAGTACACCTTCATTAAGTTAGCTAAAGACGATGAAGGGAAAACAACATATTGTGAGGCTCTTTTGGATATGGAAAGCCAAAAGGACAGAAGAAACTCAATTAAAGAAGCCATTAATGATGTTGATAAAGGTTTTCTATATGGCTCATCAAAGGCTGTTTATGATGAATTTATCAAGAAAGGTATGAGTAAAGAAGATGCAAAGGCTAACTACCTGTATTTTCAAGCTATGGTAAATTCTGCCATTAACGGAAGAGAAATAGACAATAATGATTAATAATTTGAACATATAGCAGATTCGCTTACAACCTATTAATTCAGTTTTATATGAAGAATTTAAGTAAGACAAAGAAGATTATCATTGGTGTTGTATCTTTGATAGTCTTATCAATCGCAATATCCTATGTACGAAGTTACATTGAGTACAAAAATGAGTTAGAACGCATTGAAATGGAGCATAGGACAGAAATGCAGGAACTTCAAGAGTTAGAGAACATGTATAACAATGGAAATTCCTACGAAAAGCAAAAAGCTTATCAAGAATTAAGAGAAAAGGCTTTACGTAAGGGATTGACTGTTGACGAATAATCATTTCCCCATCTATCAAGTATAGGTGGGGATTTATTATACCCAAAAACAAATTAATCGAAGAATTAATAACTGCCAAATGTTAAAGTTTGGTTAAAGGTTTACTTAGCACACGCAAGATTGGAATATTTTTCGTATCTTTGCAACGTTAAAAATCTTTGTGGTACGATTGCCGCATCTTCTTATGAGGGTGCGATTGTTGTATCTAATCTTATTGAATATAAAGTAATTTTATATAAGGATTACTGCGCCGTGTCGAGGGATAGGAAACTACCTTCGGGGTTTTCACAAAGAGCCTTAACAGCACGTAGCGCAGTTTTTCGTGTTTAAATCTTTGTGATATGAATACAAATGTAATTCTATCAAAGGATAGTAACCCATCAGATATTGAGCGTTACTTCCGTGGTGTGTTGGCATTAGACCAACAAGACAAGGTGTTTTCCGTAAACCTTGATGATGTTTGGCAGTTGGTTTACTCCGAAAGAAGCAAAGCTGTTAGAGCATTGAAGGCAAACTTCATTGAAAATGTGGACTTTTTACCGATTGCCCGAGATGGCAAGCGGTCAAATGACGGCAAGTTTGCAGGAGGTGGAACAGATTATTATCTCACTTCCGCTTGTTTGGAGTATTTTGTTGCTCGCAAGGTTCGCCCAGTGTTCGAGGTTTATCGTAGAGTGTTCCATCACGCAGTTGCTCAAGTTCAGCAGCAGCCATCTTTGCAGGAGCAGATTCAAGCAAAGTTAGTCTTTGCTGATTGGAGTGCAAAGTTCCTCAATTTGAATGACGCAAGCAAATTGGGCATCGCTCAGAAGATTGGTAAGATGGTAGGCTTGGATGATGCTCTTCCTCAGTCTGTAAACGCAGGAACGGAAAAGCCGATTACGCACGCTGCCACTGACTTATTGAAGTCGCACAACGTTGGTATCTCAGCACAAGCATTCAATCGTATGCTTGAACTCAAAGGAGTAGTAAAGCACGCCACTCGCCCAGGAAAGCGAGGAAAGGTACATAGCTGGTATGTTATCACTCCAGCATTTGACAAGTACGGACAGAATCAGCAAGACCCTAAGTTTCAGCAGCAGACACAGATACGTTGGTATGATGCTACATTTATGGAATTGCTCACCATTGTTGGCTTGAACAGCCAGACATCACTCAATTTAAATTAATAGGAGATTAGAATATGAACGGACAGAATATCAATGCAACATTGTTGCAGAACGTGGAGCAGCCAAAGTTGGCTAAGACCCTCATCAAGTTACGTGAGGTGTACGTGGACTTTATGAGCGAGGTCGATAGAGCCAAGGAAGAGTATGGTGTGCTTGTGAATGACAGAATAGACGATAAGTTTGCCAGCCAGTACAACGTAATGAGCACGTTAATCAGCAACACTATGGCAAAGATTATGGATTACGAGGTCAATGAGGCTATTAAGGACTAAGTAATCGTGCATATATAGTTCCTCGCTTATCAATTATGGTAGGCGAGGATTTGTTTTATAGTGCATACAAGACGTTTAAACTATCGCACCGATAAATCATACCAACGAACTATTTTAGCCGCTTACACAAGAAATTTTCACTATCTCTTTGAGTTCTCAGATATTTTGCCTATCTTTGCAATGAATTTATCATCTTGGAACTCATCTATCTATCTCAGCCCTGCCGTTGGTGCTCAATGGTGGGGCTTTACTTTCGCATTTCTTTTATACCTATCATATATCGCCCTGCATCATCATTTTTGGTGGTGTGGGGCATTTTTGTTTGTTAAACAGAACTAAATTTTCAGTTATTTGTAAATCTTTATTGTCTCCCGAAAATCCCCGTATCTCTATCTAAATATCATATATTGATATTATATATAATTTTCTCGCATTAATCTTCCTTTCGTGTTGTTAACAAGCGTTTTAGACGAATTTTTAAATCTCAAAAATAATGCTTACCTTTGTATCGCAATTCAGCAGTACGAGGGTTGATTCGCACTAACATTAGCAAACAAGACCTTGTAGAAATATAAGGTTTCATCATAAAGGAGACCCTCAAACAGCTCGTACCTGTTTGGGGGTTCTCTGATTTTAGGCTATGTGTACATTAAGTATCAGAATGGATTTGGTAAGGAAATATGCTTACGGTGCTACTCCACAAGAGGTGAAGCAACGCAAGGAGTTGCTTTGCTTTGCTATTTGGTGCAAGATGCAGCATAGTAATTCAGTAATGTTCCAACTTACAAAGAAAGACTTGAAGGAACGTCTAGGAATAGGTTACGATAAGGCTAAAAGATTGATTAATCAGGTAAACGAAGATTCTCTGTTCACCAATCTCGGTAATGGTCGTTTTATCGTAAACACATTCAAGGACAAGGAAATCAAGTACAATCGTAAGCAGGGAACATACAAAGGTGCTTTGGTTTGTAAGATGCCAGTTAAAAAGGATTTTACTCTCAAAGAAATATATTCCATCCTTAACAACATCCTCTATACATTCGTGATTTGCGGTGCAGAAGATAACAGTTTCAACGTTGATTACAACTCGGTGTGTATCCCGATGCAACTTACCACGAAAAAGTTTATGAGTGTTGTTAATATGGGGTATGGTTCTGTGAGTAGAATTAAAAAACAGCTTATTAGCAGAGGAAAGATTAAATCATCCTTTGCAGAACAGCACGTGGCAGATGATAGAATCGAAGGACAGAAGGAACTTATATTGCAAAGATTTGGTAGGAAGTCATTTACTTATAGTAAAGGGCATTTTCATTATCTTATCATTCCTTGCTCTTACTCTATCGAAGACCGAAGAATATCTGATAGCTTTATGTTTCAGATATATGACTACGAAAAGAATAAATACAGATGCAATGGTAAAGGCAATTCATTCGCTAACATCATTGGCAGTGATGACCCTCACGACAATTGGTGTGGTGGGTAATTTTTACCGAGTCTTACTTTGGATATGTTTATATTAGTAGTTAGTTGAGGTTATATGTGTTTTATATTTTATAGAAGGCTAACACGCACGTGAAAGCCAAGATAAAAGAAAAAAATATATGAAGAAAATAGAAGAGAAATACATTAAGACTGAATATAAGGTTGTTGCCTATGATGTTTATGTTGATAATGTATGCAAAGGTAATAAAGGGGCTTGTAGTTCTGCTTATCTTGTGCTCAAAGATGGAAATATTGTCGGGAAGTCTTCATATTTTGCCGATTCTATCTCAAAGGTCAGAGCGCAATCAATAGCCATTACGAGGTCTATTCGTGAATTATGTAAAGGTGCAAATCTAATTACGGTTCACTTGCCTGAAAACGCTCCGTATTATGATAATCTCGAAGCAAATGACGAGATTACAAATGAAACAAAGTCGGGTGATATTATCCTTGCGTTTAGAAAGCTGACAGAAAATATAGAGGTAATTTTCGAGGTAGCAAAGTGGTACACAGCCGATAAATACAATACGCAAGTAGAGGATATGGCAAAGGCAGAATATGAGAAGAATTTTAGAGACCCAGGAGATAAGCCAACTTATCAAGAATTTTGCGATTACTGCAAAAAGACTGGATGGATAGAAGAAGGATTTGATGATGCACTTTGGAATTTTCTCGAAAGTAAGAAATGGTTGACAAAGAAAGGCACTAAGCCTAAGACTTGGCAGAGTTTGGCGAATGCCTATAATCCTACCATAAGAAAGAACGATGATAGGTTTATGTCCATGGATGAGTTAAAGAATAAGAAACGTAAGGAAGCAATGCGTGAAGAAGTGGAAAACAATAAATATACAGGTCACTACATTTGCTATACTGACGGAAGTTGCGATAACTATTCCACTCATCGTGCAGGAGGTTCTGCTTATATAGTGATTAATGCGGAGACTGGCGAGATAGAGAAAGTAAAGTCGTATCATACGTTGGGCACTACAAACAATCGTATGGAAATGCTTGCAATTATATCTGCCGTAAACTATTGTCCGAAAGGTTCACATATAGTTGTCGTGTCGGATTCGAAGTACGCTATCAAGATGTTTAAATTCACAAACTGGGAAATTGGAGATAATATCAAAAATCCCGATTTAATTAAGATGTACCGAAAATGTGCGGAAGGAAAGGATATTCGTCTTGATTGGATAAAAGGACACGGAAAAGATAATATGAATGTTCAAGCAGATTGTCTGGCATTTAGGGCATACGAACGAGCACTTGAAGAGAATAATCTTCCGATGGCTCCTGAAAAATACAGAGCACAAAGGAGAGGCAAGCTGACATTAGAGGAGACGGCATAATGAGTGGATATATAACAAAAGAGCAAGCCAGTGAATTTAGTTGCACTGGCTGTGCTTTCAGAAAAATAGCAGAAAAAGGTTCTCACAAGGGTAGCGATATGTGTTCTGCACCTGATATAGAGCCTTTTAGAAGCTGTATGAAGAATAAAGTCGTGTTTATTAAAAAATAATAATATGGATAAGATTATAGAAGGAATGAAATTTTTTGATGATTCGCTATCAAAGAAAGGCAAAATGACAAGAGACGATTTTGCTGTCAGTCGTAGGGTACTACGTCGTAAATACCAAGACGAAATGGATAAACTTACTACAGAATATGCAGTAAGAAATTCCATTTACCACGTTGGTGATAAGGTAAAGGTTAACGATTTCTGTTGGTTGAATGAACCTTGCACCATTTTGGAAGTAAAAGGCAGATACAATATTATGATGGAAAAAGGAGTTCCAGTTATATTGTACGTTATCAAAATGGAGCGCGATAAAGAAATTTACGAAGTTATGGAAGGCAAGATTGTTGGGTATGTATAGTAACGTTTAAATTTAGAGAATATGTTTGGAGAAGAAACAATCACTCGAAAGTGTGTAATCACCCTTATGGGGGGCACAAAGTAGTAGGCACGTTATCAATGCCGAAGCCGAAAAAAGCTATGTTCCCAGACGAAATGGAACGTAACTTTATTAAGAGTTTTAACGAGTCGCAGCCTGATTTAGTAAACAAGGCTGTTAGTGTTCACATTTTAAGAAATTGATATATGTTTGAATTAGTTGTTATTTTAGTTTTGATTGCCTTTGATTTAGGGCGTTCAATGATGGCGCACAGTCTTTATGTAAAGGTTAACTTCTGGTATCGTCTGATGTTTTGGGCATGTTTTACTTTCTTGCTTTACAAGGCAGGTTTGTTTGATGTTTTAATGAAGTAAGCGTATGGAAGAGATAAAAGGGATTCTTACTACATCAACAATATTTAACGGCACTTGCAACGAATATGAGGGCGTACGTATCAAGAAAGAACTTGGAGTAGTTGTTGCTATAGACAATGAAAACGAGTTCAAAGGTGTATTCTCGAAGTATGGAGAAGTGGATATTTTTAAGCAGTTGCTTTCACAAGAAGTAGGTCGTTATTATGCGAAATACAAAGCGTTCCCTATTGAACCTTTGATTCCATACAAGGATTGTGGAGATATTATCTTTGACTTCACAGAGGTTACTTACGGAAAGACGTATGGCGGTTATGTTTATGTTGTACACTACAACTTTGCAAGCACCGCATCTTAATAAACAATATTGATTATGATGACAGTGGGAGACAGAATTAGAATTGAAGCTCAGATTGCAACATTGAACGAGATTGCCATTGACTATAAGGGGAAGACAATCGACAACGTTATTCAGCAGTTAGAACTGAGATTGGCAGATTCAAATTAGAAACAATAAAAGGGTTAGTAATATGGCTAGAATCACAAGAAGAAAAGCTGCCGAGATACTTGGTTTATCTAGACAGACAATCAGTAACTACATCGAGCAAGGTCTCATTGGCAGTTGTGTAGGCGAGCATGGTATCTTGTATGTAAATAGTGAGGACGTTGAGAAATACGCCGAGAAGTACAAGATGCTTGCTGCCAACGAAAAGATGATAGATGATAAGCTCAAAGAAGTTGAAGCACACAAGCGTGCAATAAACGTTGAACTTACCGAGTTGAGAAACAGAGCGACCGCAAACGGCAAACTGGCTGCAAACGCTGTTGGTATGCTTTTTGGCGTAATAAACGCTATGTCGTATCTTGACATCACTCCAAAACTTGGCTATCGTGAATCTAAGATGTTGAAGGACATCATTAATGGAATGACGTATGATGAGCTATCAATCAAGTATGGCATATCAGCAACTAGAATCAGACAGATTGTTGAGAAGACTTGCAATAAGCTGACGTACAACGAGGATGCCACCATTGCCGAGATTGCTACAAATCAAGATTTGAGAATCGTGATTGATGGTTTAAAGAAGAAACTAAAAGCAACACAAGCTAGTTATGATGAATACAGACGTGCAAAAGGCGATACTCCTATCGGTGGAACAATACTTCCACCATTAATACTTGGTAAAGATGTAAACGACTGTGGCTTTCCTGTTCGTATTCTGAATATGTTCAGATGGTGCGACGTATATACCGTAGGCGATTTACTCCGCAAATTCCATGGTAAGTCTGATTTGGATAAGATTAGAAACCTCGGGAAAAAGAGTATATGGATTATTCTTGACTTTATCGAAGAGAACAATCTTAGCTTTAAGCAGAATGGAGAGAGTGATGAGGATTTCTATATTCGTCTCAACAATAATTTATCAAATAAAAAACATGAAGAAAATGATTAAGAAAGTATTAGGGTTTGTTACCATCGGTAACGTCAGTTTATTACTGGTAGTTATAATTGGTGTATTTTATGTGTTTATCAATCGTTTTGAGCCAGCTATCTTATGTATGTATTTGGCGGCTGCAATTTTCGTTATTAACTTTTTGTATAGAGAGTGTGATGAAGCACTCGAACTTGCAGATAAGTGTAACGACAACGAGAGGGATGCTGTACAGGAAGCGATATGGCTTTATGACGAGCTGCAACTTGAAATGCAGCGTCACAGACTGACCGCAATACAAGGTATGAAGTACAAGAATAAGGCTGAGTTTATGCAGCGCAAAAAGAGCCTTACACAATACCTAAAGTATTCTGATGCGATTGATAACCTCTACGAGCAAGAAGTTGAACGCTTGCATAAAATGGAGAAAGAAATTGAAAAGAAAAATAATGATGGAAAAGACAAAGGAAATGACTCTGAAACAGAGACTGCAAAATCTGAGTGAAGAACAAACACCATTCTTTCACTCGCTTACACCATTCGCCGCAGGATTCACACAAGGTTTCAATTACGAAAAGAAACGTCTTGTTGCTGCATTGGTTAATAACTCGGAAGTCACAAAGGACTTCATTAACGAGCCTATCAGCGTACCAATAAGCGATAGTATTCTGTTTATGCACGCATTCATTGACGGCTCTGTTGACTATCGTAAGAAGATAGAAACTATTCTATCCGATAAATAGCAAGAAAGGGAGGTTCGTAGCCTCCCTTTTTATTTGCTCTTTTGATTGTAATAATTATAAATCTGTATCTTCTAAATCTTTGTTAAGGTAATCAATAACCTTTCTGTTGGCTTCATCAATCTTCTTTGTATCATATTTAATGTAGGTTGATGTTACCGCATTATCCCACATCGCATGACCTAATGCCCTGCCTATAACTTCCATCGGTATATCAATCTCGCTTGCTAGCGTTGCCCACGTATGGCGATTGTAGTAGGTTGAAAGGTAAGGGAACATCGGTTCTTTACTATATTCTCTGAATTTACCTAACTTTTTAAGTCTGAAATTCAAATTGCTCTCAAAGTGTTTGAGATTGAACTTACTGTTGTCCTTATACTTTAAAAGGTATTTCTTACCTTTGTATCGCTTGATAATCTCCAACGCCTCTGGTTCTACCTTTATATCATACAATCGTCCTGTCTTGTTGCGCTTGTAACATATTCTGCCGCCACGAAGGTCTGTTGGCTTCAAATCGAGAAGGTCTGATATATTGATACCAATCAAATAGAAACCTAGCATGAACAAATCCCTTGATTCACGTTGAGGGTTAGTGTGGAACTCTGCATCACGCAACTGTCTCATCTGTTCTAGAGATAAACAACGCTTTCTTGTTTCCTCATGTGGAAGTACGTACTTACGGAATGGGAATAGGGTTGTTATCTCATTATCAATTGCCCAATTGAATGTTGCCTTGATATTTCTCAAATCAATATGAACTCCGTTAGGCATTCGCCCTCTATCATATTCATGCTTCACAAACTTATCGAGCCAGTCTCTAGTGATGGTATCAAATGTACACTTAGCATCAAAATTTCTGATTCTGATGATAGTCACATCATACACTCTTTTCGTGCCAGCTTTCAGATTCTTGGAATCTGCACACATCTGCATATAGTCGAGGAAATTCTTCTCAGCTACCTTGCCACCCTTTATAATCTCTTTCAGATGGCTTTTTAGCATCGGAACATCCTCACCCTTGTGCATCAGTATATAGTCTTCCACGCTTGAATATAGCTCTGCCAGTCGCTTAGTTTTTGCCTTTGCAGACTTGTCTGAACGAGGAAATACCATACCATCAAACTTCTCTGTCGATTGCAATCCTGTGTATATATAGAATCTCTTACACTTATGAGTGATGGAGAAATACACCTTGCATGTTTTGTCTTCAACGTAAACCTTCATAATTCTATCTCCTATTAGCTTGCATATTACTTGCAAAGTCTATCAGTTTTTATCATATTTACGGGGTTTTTCGGGTGTTTTTTACTGTATATTTTACTCGTTAAATCTCGTAAAGTACTGATGCTCAGTGTGAATGCTTATCGCATAAAGTGAAGCTCAATCGGTTCGCCGTTCTTTGGCTCATAGCCTCCCTGCACGCAGATAGAGGCGGTACGTAAATTCTTTTTCATTTGTCGGTTATGTTTTCTTTTAAACTTCATGTTTTTGCGATATGACATGTTATGCTGCCCATTGCAAGATGCAAAGATACGGCAAATCCTTGAGAATTAAGAATAATTTGCGTAAAACATTGTTCTATAGCCAGTTTTTTTTGTACTTTTGCAGTCAAATTTGCAAAATAATAGCGATATAGTTTTATTTAAAGTAGT